GACAGATGTCACTAGAAAGTGTAAATGGTAATCTTTCTTTAACCATCCAATTGACTTAATATAAGGCATAGCTTTTGGAAGATTTTCCATGAAAAAAATCTCTGGTTTTGATTCTCTTACTTGATTAAAAAATAGGTTGAATGAATCATTCTCTAACGGGTCAGAGAATTTCTTGGATCTAGTTAAAGCCATCATTGATGATGAACCGCAATCTGGGGCACCTATTATTACATTGGCTGGTACAACTTCTGATGGTTGTAGGTGAGAATATAACTTTTTCCTTTTACCAAAGTTAGCCCTCCATTGTAAGTTATTAGGTGTATAAAATACTGCTCTTGGTTCTATGTTGGCTGTTAAGTATTCTTTCATAGAGTATAGCCAAGAACCATTACCCCCACATACAGCTAAAATTTTGAATCTTTCCTGTTTCATGTTGTTAAGTTTTTATTTTGCAATAGTTGGTATTGCCATTCGTGAAATTTGGACACGAAAGTTTTGAATCTAGAAGATTTTTAACTCGTTTGAGTAATGAAATTACATTGGCCATAAAAGTATCAAACTAGATATCTCATTCTAACCTGGTTCTATTATCCTTAAAATTTAATCATTATGATATGGAAGAAGCAGAATTTAAGTTTTTAAAAACACGACAACAGTTAGTTGATTTCTTCGAGAATCTCCCGAGAATGTTATACGTGAAACTGGGTAATGATAAAATGTTAACCCTCCACTCCTACAAGTTTGCCAGATTAATCCTTTTCTCAATGGGTCAAGAGATGCACAGAGATGGGAAATTAGATTTGTTATCTATCACAAAGTTAACTCGGATGTACTCCAACGATTTTCTCAGTGAGAGAGAAAAAGGGGGTTATCAGATGAGTGATAACGAAATCGATTTCACTGAAGAATTGGTTTCTCTTTTCTCTTTAGAGATTCTGAAAGCCCAAGTATATGCAAGTAGAGTTTATATAATCCTATGTAACGAGTTAACCCTAGAAGTTTTATTCCAATGAGAAAGAGTAATGATAAAAGGATGTATGAACCTCATGTGAAGGTTTTACAGTACATCATGGAGAGGGATAGAGATATTTACTGTGATTTCGTTCTCCCATCATGTACAGCTCACAAATTGGAGAATCTGGAGAGAGTTGATTTCAGTATAACTGGGATAAGGGTTATAGATGAAGTTTATAACTGGGAAGATTATGTCGGTAGTGATGGAGAGATACATATATCAAGCCCACTCTACGTGGAAACTATTGGAGAATATAACAACTATTTAAGGAAAATAAACAAAATAGATATGGTTAATTACGAGAAAGGGGATTTAAAACCCGTAATTTTTGAAGGAGCTAACAAGATTTTACAGGGAACAGACAAAGATACTGAACCCTTACACGTTTACAATAACCAAGATACTTCAGTATCATGCTGGAAGTTATCATTGAGAGATATACTTAGGATGTTATTCAGACCTAATCAAAGATTTATTTGGATGGGGATTAGATCAGGACCTTCTCAGCCACCAGTCTGGCTTACCACACGCTACCCATTCAAATAATCACTCATAATGTTTAGATTTTACCCTAGCCATACAACCAGGCTAGGGTTTTTCTTTGCAAGAACTAATTTAAAATAAACAAGTTATGGAAATTCCAAAGAACCTAAGATGGTATTATGACCAAGTAACAAACAACCTTGACCAATTGAAAGCGTTGAAGTTGAAAGAGAAACAGATAAGGAAAGAGAAAGTGGGAGTTGAAGTTAAGTGTTGTAAATGTGGTAAGTCAGTAAAACTGGTTTTCACAGTTGCCGAATGGGCAGCTTACCTATCTACTCAAAAGAAGTTGATTGAAGAGAAAGGGTTAGTGATGAGTAATGTAGATGTGGTAAGGATGTTCCAATACAAGAACATGATATTTCTGAAACACATCTACCTTGAATGTTGTTCAGCCTGTTTACAAGAAGAGGAAAGGATACAGGTAGATGGGTTGATGTCAGTTGAGAATAACATCAAACTAATTCTCGGAACCTATGAAAAAGGAAAAGAAGAATACGAGAGATCACCCCTTACAAGTTTATTGTAAAACTTGCGGTAAGTTGGTTGTAGAGGTAGAAGCTGATTGGTACCAGTTTAATTGGTATTACGCTCCCAAGGAGATTAGACCTCCATTAAGAGAACTGTTCCCGGGTATAACTCATGAACAGTTTCTCGGTTTAAAATATAGGAAGTGCAGTGAATGTAGGAAACTTAAGAAACAAGGGATTTGCATTTAGTAATTTGGGATATTATATTTGCATATAATTAAAATATAAAAATATGGTATTAAGAGCTTTACTAAAATTGTTTATCGTTATCCCAGTTTTATTCACAGTTAAGTGGTGGTACAGGGGGTTAAATTTATTCGTTTATATTGGTTGTGGTATTACATTCAGTTTTGCAAGGATTTCAAACAGGTTGGATTTGTTGGAGTATGGTTGGTTTAAAACGTTAACCGAATGGGTGGGGTTCACGGTTTACATGGGAGTTCATGTACTATGGATTTATTCAATCAGGGAATTAATAATTAAAATCTAAAGATATGAGAAAGGTTAATTATTTAGTATTATTGATTTTGTTTATAACCATAGCTTTATGCAGTATACTATCCTCTTGTAATGAATGTCAAGAGGATAGGAGACTTATAGAGGTACCAGCTAAGATAGAATCCATTAACTATAATGGTAAATCTTATGGTTATATAATTCATTATGAAGGTAAGAAATACATAATGAACGTTAAAGGTGGGATACTTGAAATTAAATAGATAAGTGATATGGCAGATTCATTTGAAGAAAGAGTAAAAAGTATAGAGAAAAGGTTGAGAGATGGTGATAGAGTCATCTCTCACCAGAATAGGTTATACCAAGAGTTAGAAAGTGGTGACAGGTTAATGGCTAAAGATTTAATCATTAACGTTAATCCCTATGTTATCAACACTTTACTGGTTGATAAGGTTACACCCACTAACGCTTATGCAAGGGGGACCAAATACCCCACAACGTATGACCGAAAGAATTTTAGGCCCAGAAAAGAATATAGTGGGTTTAACAAGTATTACGTAGTAAGAAAGATAGAAGAATGAAAGAGTATTTAGATTTATTGAGAAAAGTTCACGAGAAAGGGATTTATAGAGAGCCTGCTCGTGATGGTATGCCTAGTTCTCAGAACCTTTTCGGTGAGATGATTGAGATTGATCTTAGGAAAGGGTTTCCATTACTGACAACCAAGAAGATGGCTTGGAATGCAATAGTTACAGAGTTGTTATGGTTTTTGAGAGGAGAACCAAACCTTAGGTACCTGTGGAAGTATAACGTACATATCTGGGACCAAGATGCTTACAGGTTCTATAAAAGGAGGTCTGAACAAGCTGGTGTTAAGGATAGTTTAATATTGAGTTTTCCCGAGTGGTTGAAAAAGCTGGATAGGATGAGAAATGGAGCTTACTGGGAGAGAAATGGTGATTTTGATAAGATGACATTCATGGGAGCTGTTTACCCGGTTCAATGGAGGGGTACTTTCATATTCGGTGCTCCTGCACACTCAGACCAAATCAATTACATGATTCAAAATATCAGGAATAATCCCTTGAGTAGGTATCATATAGTTAGTGCCTGGAATCCCATGGATATTCAATTGAACCAGGATACTCCTATAATGGCTTTACCATGTTGTCACATGAGTCACCAAATCTTGGTTGACAATGATACAAAAGAGTTTGATATGCTCATGTACCAAAGGAGTGCAGATATATTCTTGGGGGTACCGTTTAACATAGCTAGTTATGCTTTGCTATGTAGATTCTATGGTATGATGACTGGATATAAACCTCGCTATCTCAAAATGATTTTTGGAAGCGTTGATTTATATGAGACTCATTTCTCTCAAGCAAGAATACAACTGAGTAGAGATCATAGGCCATTACCTAAAATAGAAATATATTTAGATGAAGGTAGGTTATCTATACACCATGATATGGTAGAAAAGTATAACATAACTGGTAAAAGTGAGGATTTGACCAACATCATTAAGTGCCACAAACCTTCTGATTTCAGGTTAATAGATTATGACCCCCACACTGCTATAAGAGGGAAGCTAGATACAGGTTTGGGGATCTAATTTAGTATGTTATAGAGACAATCGTTATTTTATACTGTATCAGTTAGGACAACACATTTTAAGTTCAATTCTTTTAAGAACAACAAAGGGGACCGTCGAGATGACAGACCCCTTCTTTTTTGTGATTAAGATAATCTTTTCCACCAACCGAAAGTCTCATACTGTCTTTGTAAGCTACATGGTTTATCCCACGTTCCTTGGATCCAGTATGCTTGTCTTTCGAACCCAACTTTCCTATAAGCTTTATCAACTCCTTCTTTAATAATCCAATACAACCACTCCACTAAGTAAATGATATAGTAAAGAGTGAATGGTACAAGGATTAATAACAACATCCACCAACTCTGAATCTCAAAGGCGAATAGAATAAAAGTGACCAAGATTCCTATACCTAACCCAAGACCCACACAATCTTTGTATTGTTGGATATGACACCACTCATGTTTTATAGACCGCCCATTGAGTGAAGAGTGCTCAGTGATAACGAATCCGAATAACATCATGGTAGCAAATCCATTTAGAAAAGTAAGGACCTTAGCTAAACCCGAGTTATAGTAAATCTTCATAACTATTGTTTTACGGGTTTGATGTACTTGTCATAGAACATCTTTGCCCACCAACCAATCACTGCTCCCGCTGCAAATGATACCAGAGCGTTAACTGATACCCAGAAAGGAGCACACTTTACAAATACTAACGCTACGATTACGATAGCTGCTACCGCAACCCAAAATAAAATTCTCTTTTTCATATCTCAAAATTTAAGGTTACATATCTTCTAGGGTTACAGGAGTGATACCGTCATCCTCGTACATAGCAAGGACTAATCCCACTGTCTCACCCGTGTAAATGGTGTGTTTTTGGTTACAACTGTTCATGTTCGTTAATATTTTAGTTTATATAATGATACATCAAGGTCTGGTTTGATACTATGGAAGAAATTTGAGCCATAATCCTGAAACCCGTGCACTTACTTCCCACTAATAGATATAAATAAAAATCAGAGATGAAGAAACTTTATATTTATAAATTCAAGGATGAATACGGTTACGTATATGTATGGATATCACCAAAAAAGTTACACCTTCTGAAAGATAGGGAGACTCTGGCACAACCAGATCTTTACGTGTCATTCACCATGAATTTTATGAAATTTATTAACCTTACCAAGTTAAGGGTTCGAGTACCTCTCAATAGAATTACTCAAGTAGAGGTCACTAAAGAGATTTGGGAAACATTAAAATCTAAGAAGTATGAATATTAAAGCATTAATCCGGTACGTTGAGATTGACAACAACGGAAACCTCACTTTCAGGAAAAAGCCAAAGTGTGAGTTTAACCAAATGAAGGTTATAGTTTTAACTGCAAGACATCCTCTCTTTGGGAGAACAGTACTGCAGTTGGAGAACGGGCAACTCATTTTCAAGTATAACGATGAAGCTTGGGCTTTCCTAAGTCAGATATCTAGTAAATACTTTGCAGTTAAAAGAGTATTTTCTAATTGTAGATATAACTATTATCTAGTTTCTCGTTACTCGAAGAGTATACCATCGTATAAGAACAGTTTTATTAAAGAGTGCAGGTATATGGATATACCGAACACACCAGGTTGGAATGATCATTTTGTAGAGTCATGGAAGGAATAACAAACAACCAAGCCAATCAATTGGCAGAAGAAGCCCTGGCTAAGGCTAGGATAGATAACCAAATCAGGTTTAAGAATACCCTGTATTTAATCAATGCAGAAATCAAAACCTCTGCTGAGAAAGGTTACAAGGTATTAGACAAGACATTACCGGGTTATCAGGTAGATTACGTTGAAATTGACAGGTTAAAGGATAACCTAAAGAAAAGGGGATTCAAGGTCAAGGTAGAATACGAGGTTGATGGTCCACCACACTGGAACCTAACCATATCTTGGGATAAACCCAATAATAAGAGGGTACAAACCAAAACCTGGGTTAACCTCATGATCCTACTAATCGCATTAGCCCTTATATTTTACTTCATAAAGATAATGGTATGGTGGATGAGATAAAGAAAGTGATAGGTTATGGGATTGGGTGTATATTTGGGGAGGATTGGAGGGAGTAGCCTGGTTTGTGGGCCTTAATTTTTGGTGGAAATTTTTTGTGGGGAAGAGGGTTTAGGCCCTCTTTTTCGTATGTAATTTAGGAGGGGAGGGGATGGTATCCTTGAATCCTTAAATCCTAATCCTTGACAGGCTGTGGCAATCATTATTTCAGGGACTTGGGGAAGTGGTAGCTGTAGTGAATCCTCATTTGTAGGATTCGGTATGGGCGTAGCTGTTGAGGTAGTAATCCTAATCCTTGTTTCATGGCTAGGCTAAGGTCGTAGCTGTAAGGGAGGGGGACGGTAGGATATATTTAAAAAATAAGTGTTAATTTTGTGGGGGACAAAATTAACACTTCAATCATTTTACTTGTCACGTTTAAAACAAACGTATAAAACGCATAGAATAATTAAAATAATTATTTGCAATATAAAAGATAATATTTCAATAAACATATTTAGAAAGCGTTTAAGATGAAACAATCATATTTCTTTTTAAAAATTTTTTCGTACAAATATTTTTTTATTCTTAAAATCTTTTTCTCCATTCTTGAATTAAATTTAAGATGAAAACTATAAACAAAGATGCAACGAAAATAGATGCAATAGTATTTATCATTTTAGTAAATTTGAAAAACGGGTGATAAAATAAAAACGTTCTTACTATTTATTTACTTGTTTAAAGTTTTTTGTTTTTGCGCTTTGTAGTCGTACAAACAATTTTTTCACGCTTTCTTCTTTGTCAAGTGTTTTAGCGTTATACAACTCTTTTGCGCTGTTATACTCTCCTTGTACTGCAACTATCGTATCATGTAGTTCTTTTAGTTCTACCATTGTTAATTTGTCTACATTTTCTGCAAAGCGAATAATCAACTTTTGGTAGACTTTTCTTACTTCTTTCTTTTCATCTGATTTTGACGAAAGCAAGTTTAAATTTTTCGGTGCTTCTTTTTCAAGAAGTTCATACAGTTTTTCGTAGTTCAATTTACCTCTATTATTAGAGCGATTCACTACACTTTCAGAAAATGATTTTAATAAACTCATAATTCAAAAATTTTAAATGTTACTAATATGAATTTCATCACCCGTTTTTTGTTCAGACTTTCAAAGAACGTTTTTGTTGAATCATTTCAACAATACAAATGTATGAAATATTTTTGAACTACAAAAATAATTGCAAGAAAAAACACGAAAAAATTCAACAAAAAATTCTTTTTATTTTCTTTCTAAATTAATATTTTCATGAAAAATTTTTGTCAAAAAATTTTCGAATGTCAAAAATATTTCGTACCTTATACGGACACCCCTATAATATTATGTCAAAAATTTAATTTCCCGCCTTCCTTACCCTATCCCTAATCCCAATCTAGCTCTGGCTCTGGCTCCCATCTCACAGCTCCTGGTCCTGAATCCTCTATCCATATCCATGAAGCCAGCTCGCCTTCGTTGCCCAACCCATTCAATATATCCAAATGGCTCTCACTTTTCAGCTCTCATGTTAACATCCAATGAGGCCTAAGGATATCAGAGATTTATGGCCCTAATATGCTAGATTTCAGGGTAATCTAGCATATTCTTTTATGATTTCATGTAAATATTCTCATAGAATGAGCTTTTTTCTTCTAGAAATTCATTCTGGCTTTCCTAAACGAGCCAAATTATCACTTTCAATTGGTCTATCTTTTAGCTATCTGAAACAACAAAAAGAGAGTGGCTGTATGGGTCACTCTCATTATACAGCCCTTACAGCCTATACAGTGTTAATCTAAGTTATATACTAACGTAACCCAGAACCCGTAATCTGTATCGTAGATGTTCAGGCTCATACCCGCATCATCGATAGTGTATACAGTACAGCCATTACCCAGCTCATTCTTTATGAGCCCTTGCCCTATTGATTTCTCAACTTTCATAACGATGGTATCCTTCACCTGCTGAGTATATTTCTCAGGCTCGAAATCACCATCATCATCTATTGTGTTCTGTTCTACCTGTATACAGATGCTTTGTATCTCAGAAGCATCTCCACTTGCCAATGCTTGAAAACTGTTGCTGATATACAAGTTCTCAGCTCCTTTAATTGCCTTGTTTGCGATCTCTACTAAATTCGTTCTTTCCATAACTTAAATGTTGTGGCCCCGAAGGGCCATGTTTAACTTTAGTTCTTGTTCTCTAACATTTTTATTACCTGATATCCGACCCTGGCCTGGATGGAATCCCTCTTGTAATCGTCAAAGTTCTCATAATGGCTGTACTCTTCCTGGCCCATATCCTTGATGGCTTTGTTGATCCTATCCACGAAGGGCTGGGTATCGATCTCTCCTTGTACCTGGTGTAATACCTGGAAATACTGGCTAACTAGATCTGGGATATAATCCATCACTTCATCATCCCCACTTGCATTCACAATCTTCTCTGCAACCCTGTCTCCCATATAATCAACCTGGACCCTGACATCATCGATTGTGGTTGTACCAACCCATATCGAATCAACCATAGATCCGAACTCATCCATGATGGGCTCTAATTCTGGGTAGTCGTTAGGGTCATAAACCTTCTGGGCCCCTAACTTGGGAACTACGGTTAATATCTCATATTCTCCGGTGTAACTTGCGGTGATTAACTTAATTTCCTTTGCCTGGTTTTCTGTTCTCTTCTCCATAATTTTAAATATTAAATTTTATTGCATTATTGCATTGCAAATATAATAATCCTGAATTGCTGATGCAAATCCTTATTATCCCCATTAACCTCTGCCTGATATTAGGATAGGGCTGAAGGCCTCTATCCTCCTTGGCTAAGGTTCTTGAACCCGCTTTCCTTGCCTTGACCTTGAATCCTAATCCTATCACTACCATCTTGGCCCAAACACAAAAAGTTCTCCCTTTTTACTAAGAGTAATTCTAAGGGAGAACGAGTGAGAGGGCTGAGACGGATTCGTGGGCTGTGGTTTGTTTTGGCCTTGATTTTGGGATATGGCTCTGAGGGCCCTAGATCCTAATCCCTGTTGGGTAGTGAGTCATCTTCTGCCACATTGAGGCTTCTTCTGGCCAGGCTGTTCAGGTGTCTTTGGGCCTTCTTTTCCTTAGCCTTTAGAGGCTCTACTGTATCACCATAATTGTGTTTCCTTTTCTTCTTTGGTGATAGGGATTTAGGGCCTTTATTCCCTGATACCGGAATAGGATTTGAGGCTATTTGAGGCTTGAGATCTTGGTCCTTTGAGCCTTCAAGGCTATCTTGGCCTTTACTGTCATAGGGCCTCAGGCTACCATTTCCCATCCCCAAAAATTGCTTGCCGGTCATCCCTGATCCTGGTCCTTGATCTGATACGGAATCAGAACCTGAAAGGTTCGATACACGCCTATTGTGGGCTTGCCCACAATTTACAGAATCCTGATTATCCTTACAGCCAGATCCTAATCCATCATTACAGCCTTGATCGGATACTGAATCGTAATCCTGTAAAGGAATCCCATTACCTAAACCCATACTAATACTCTCTTTAGTATTACTTATAGAATTACTCTTAGAAAGAATTGTAGAAGTTCTTGAATTGTTTTGTTTTGTGGGGCTGTCTGATTCTGGGATAGGGATATCCTCTTCATCCTTGTCCTCGTCTGAGCCTTGATCCTGTTTTATGTTCTCTTTTTTACTTAATGCTTTTTGAAGGGTGAGGATTCTGTCGTTTAATCTTTGTCTTATTGTTGGGTCTTCTTCTTGGTTTAGTTGTTCTTGGAGTGTGGGTATATCTTCTTCTATCCAGTCTACATCTTGAATGATTTCTTTTCTTCTTTTGTTTTTCTGGGATACGGTAGAGTTGTCGATGTGGTCGTATCGATGAAGGATATCTAGGGATATATCTTCTCCTTGTTCTATTAGCTTAAGCTGGGCTTTATCTAGGATTTTAGCCTGTTTTATGTTATCTGTTTGTATTTCTTTGGGTTGGGAGGTTTGAACTATTTTGTAGGCTTCCTCTACCGTCAGGGTTTGGGATTGGTTGTTGTTCTGGATTTGGTTGTTGATGTTAATGGTAGATCCTGATTGGTAGAATGTCCTGAATATCTCAGCCACTTGTTTGTTGGATTGTAGTAATGTGGATAGTAGCCTTGATATTTCTCCTGATATGAATGGCATATACTTTTCTCCTTGGGATTTCATCAGGATTTCTAGTTGGTGTTGTACAGTTCCTCTATCCTGAATAGCCCATAGAGTACTCATGTTAGCTAATGCTGCAGCTGTGTCGGATAGCTTTTTTGGGTCTTTAAAGGCCTCTAAAGTATGGCTTGTTCCTAGCATTGCAGATTGAATTGTTTCTACCTTTGTTTTGAGTAGAGTTGCTAATTGTGGGATTGAAAGTGTCCTATCATTTATCCTGAACCCTGACATTGTGTAGATGTTTACTATGTGGGAAATTAGCTTTTCCTTTCTCTGTTTTCTTAGTTTTTTACTCTTGGCTTTGTTCATTTGTTGAGCCAGGATTGTTACCCCAGTGGGTCTAGGCATTCTTTCGATTGTGTTCATTTTGTGTCCTATTTTTACTGTTTTCGTAATCACTTATATAGATACTGGAAAACCGGGTCTAAGCTTTGGTTTTGGTGTAAATGCTATAATTCTTGGTAATAGATTATCTATTAACTAGAAACACAAAAAGAAAGAGCCAAACCTTTCAATTTGACCCTTTCCAGCTTAATTTAAATTATGGAGTTTACTGATTTTTCTCTTTAATAGCTTTCTTCAACCTTTCTAAGTCGGTTCTCTTTGGGCATTCTGCATTCTTGGTTTTATCTATCAAGGTCATATCATTGATAGTGGCTGCCCAGATCTTCCCGGTATTCGGTGACGTGTAGGTTACTCTGTACTGCCCATACCCTACAAATACGAATGTGAAGTGACATAATCTTATCGGTGCCATGTTATTTAGCTTTTCTTTGTTTCTTACTCAATTTCTTTTTACCTTTCCAAGGTTTTGGTGGTTTCCCGGGCATATACCAGTGGTGTACTATTCCCTGAATAGTCTACGTTCTCATTATTTAGCCTTGGCTCAGATGTGTGGTAAAACCTGTTTTGTCCTGCTTCTAGGCTATTTACTAATAGCATTGTCCCAGCTAAGGTTCTCATTAAATTACTCATGGCTTAGGCAATTACGATATTCTCGATAAGGGCTATGTCATAGGTAATGTCATCATCCCCATCCCGTTCAAATGTGATATTCTCTTGATCAATATCCACTGATATAGCAGTTACCATTCCAACTGAACCACCATTTAAGGTAATCTCAGCTTCTTCTCCTATTTGGTTGAAGCCCCATTCAACCGTTTCAAGTATCTCAATCTTATCCTCGATTGATTTCCCTTTTATATTCAAGTATAATGCTTCCATAACTTAATGAATTATCTCAACTGTTTCTATGTAACTTACTAGAAAATGGCTTATTTTGTTATCTGGACAGCCTTCTTCATCTTCTCCAAATTGCTCAATTTGGAGTTTCTCGAGGTCATCTTTGGGGTCGATGATTAAATCAAGTCCTACTACGTTATCGTATTCCAACCCATTTACTATTAGGATTACATCCTCAACCTCTGTATCTATATTATCAAAACCCCAAATGAAGAGAGCTAGGAACTCTAGTTTATATCCTAGAGCCCTATCTTTTAAATCTATTTTCTTACTTCCCATATTCTAAAATCTCGTTAATGGTTACCTGAACCAAACCCATACTGACCAGGTTATCATGGAATGGGCCAATAGCTGTAGCTTTCATATATTGGGTTTGGTCCCAGATATCTTGGTCAGTATTCATATATTCTGAGATACCCTCTGGGTCGATGTAGTATTCGGATTCTTTGATATTGTTTACCCAACTATTTACCAATTCTTCTTTACCCAATCCCTGGTACTGGTAAATCATCTGTGCAACCTGTTCGCAGAAATCCAGAACATAATCAAAGAATGAATCATCACCATAGGCACTAGGTAATACTTCTTCTCTCATATATACCAGAGCCTTTTGAATATCAGCTTTAAATAAAGCCATAACTTCACCCATTGTCTCAGCCACATATGTGGCTCTATAAATATCCCCAATCTCACCCAGTTGGAGGTTGTATTTCTCTTCAATAATCTTTTCTACCCTATCGGATAATTCCTGTTTCTTTTCATCACTACCTATGTGTTCAAAGATTTGTTTCCAATTATCCCCGATGTATTTATCCGGTGTAAACTCTCCTACTGGAGAACTGATTGTAACTGACAATTCCATAGCCTTATTCGTTTTCTAAAAGTGTGAAATAATTATTTGATAACTGATCCCATTCTCGGTGTAACTCCTCGTAAGGAGTACCCATTTTTACTGAACCCTTAATTACTGCATTTAAGAGTTCTCTGTTCTCGAATAGGAATCCTTCCATCTGATTCCTTACTTGATTTTTCAGGGGTTGAATAGCCCATTCCAAATTTTCTATAAATTCCCTGATATTGGGGTAATCACGAGAACTCAGTTGGTTCCTATTATTATCAAGGAAATCAGTTAACTCGTTATATAACTCTATTACTTGTTGGGTTCCTAACTTAAATTCTTTCTCTAACTCCATAATTAAATATTTTATTTATTATTAATATTGCAAATATAATATCCTGTTATCCTATTTGCAAATCCTTAATTACCGGATTTACTTATCCAGTGAGATCCCTTCTGAGTAATCAATGGACCAAACATAAATGGTTTGATCAGTGACATTCTCAAGCTTGGCGTAATTATCTCCATTACCATCGATAATCCAAGGGAAATCAATGGGTGAGAATCTCACTTCCACTTCCCAAGATGTTTTCCCGAGTTCCTGACCCAAGAGTTGGATGGTATCCTTTCTTATGGTTACCATAATAAACGGGAAGCTCTGTTTGAGCTTAGCGTAACTCAATACCCTAGAGAATGCAGCCTTAGCCGATTTAATCTCAGTTTCACCATTTACCATAAGTCCCGGGTTTATCTGGTAAGTGGCGATGTTCATTTTGATGTGTGGCTCATCGTGTTCACTTATCCGGAAGAATACAGTTTGTACCCCATCCGCTGCCATCATGATTAAAACCTGGTTAACAATGCTCTTCAAATCTCCATTAAAATCCATTTCAATAATTCTTGTTTCCATAACCTAAATTCTCTTTAATTATTAATATTTTATTTATGCAAATATAAAAAACCCAAGTTGCTAATGCAAATCTTGGGTTTCCTAATTAACCTTCCAGTAGTTACTCCATCTCTATCAAATCTGCTCGCATACCCTCATAAATCAAGTAAGCTATGATTAACAGGTAACTGATATTCTTCCTTTTCCCATACCTTTCAAGGTCAAGAGCATACATTGTGTTTAACTCAGTAGTGGTGAACATGTCCTCATTAACATCATAAGAACCCCTTGCACCTACCTCTGAGTTAACCTCATCCCAGTTAACATCTTCAATTGGCTCTGTGACTCCCAATACTTGGTCAATATCCTGAATTAATACTTCCCTGAGGTAATAATTACCGGCATCATCTCGGTATAACATACCTGTATCTCGAAGGTACCATTGTACCTTGAGTAATTGTTTTCCTTTGAATTTCTTAATCGCCATACGTTTCTTTATCTATGATTTGAAATAACCCTAATTGTGGATGTACTGATATTGTGACATTTCTGCCCTTAAGTTTGAGGTCCTTGTATTGGTTCAAGAACTGTGTGATACCATTTTCCCTTTCAACCTGAATCATGATTTTATCCCTAATAAAACCACTTTCAGTCACAGATTCTCTTAGCAGATTCCCCATTACCAAAGTTGATAGCTCTTCATTTACACTGATATACCAGGGCTCATCTCCCAATACAGGAACCCTGTTAATCTCCTGAAATTCAAGGGCCTGGTTAATAATTTCCTCTCTCGTGACCATTTTACCTAGTTTTAATTAAAAAGGAGTAGAGAATTAACTCTACTCGTAATGCAATATTCTCACTAGAAAACTCTATTGGGATACTGTTTTTGCATATTTTCCAAGTATATACAACAGGAGAATCAAATTATCAATCCTCTCTGCATCCTCTACACTTTGTATACCGAACATGTTTTTCACGATAACCATGGCATAACTCCTACCTTTAGTTTGGATGTAAGCCATAATCTCCGTTTGTAATTCTTGGAGGAATTCCCTTAAATTCTGGAGTTGATTATCATCTACCCAAATTGATATCCTCCTTGATTGGTAGTTAACCATAAATGACCATGGTGCCAATACATTCAAGGATCTGATACATTCTTCAAAAGACCAATTATCTGGGAATGCACCTGCCAATAAATCTACCACGTTCATAATCCCTGAAGGTTGGCTCGGATCGGAGATATCAAACTTCTCTCTATTGACTATGAACTCTGTAGTTCCCAATTTATTGAGGAAGTGTTGTACTTCCTCAAAATTCAAAACTTTCAACATATTTACTCGTTTACTTGGATTAATTGTTCAATGATACATCTCAACCGGCAAAGCAGATCTGTCATTTGCTCGGAATTCTTGGCTGTCCAAGAATAATTGTCCATAACCCATCTCCGGTGTTTGTGATATACCGTCAAGCAAGTAATCATCTCACCTATGGCAAGAACTGAATACTCTACGGGAGCCAAAAACTCAAAATGCAGGATAGGTCTCGGTGATTGAGAACCTTCTACCTGACGATATGAGATCGTGAATGGGTCTTGGTCCATGAGAATCAATTCCCAAGGCAAATCAGATATCTGTTTCCAGAAATCTTCTTGGAATTGTCCCAGTGTTTCACTGGCAATCACTTCGTCCAAACCTGTTCTCTTTGCTTTTTGTTTTGCTTGAAGAGTTCTCATAGCCGATAACGTGATAGCATCAATCGACATAACCAGAGTTTTCTTCTCTTCGTGAACCTCTTCCTGTACTGGTTGTTCTGGACCTTTCTCTTGAACTGGAGCACCCACGATTGGGTCTCCAGTTTTCGGGTCATAAACTACTTCTGTGTGTTCTTTGGGTTTCATGGTGAGTTGTTCCTGGTTTAATCCTTGAACTACTGCCTCTCCTGCATCTGTTTTAATTCTTCTTGTTTTTGCCATTTTCTTAACTATTTAATTGTTATATAATATGGGTAATTAGTTCCTAAGCATCTCCTTTTAGTTTCATGTTTCCAATGATAGGGAGTTTAATACTCATTATCCCATCTATCCACTGTTGAGCTATCCCATCTGTGAGCATTTCAGTTAAGTCCTTGATTTCATCTATACCCATCTGTTTAGTCTCATAGTGAATGTCATGGAATACCGGTAAAGCTCTCAGTATCAGAGACTGGTTCTGGGTCCTTCCTATAACCTCTTTCATAGCAGCGAGAGTTGTCAGGGAAATATCCACTTCATCTTTTCTGGATTCTACCATCTCTTTCATGTCCATCCCAATACCCCTGACGGCATTACAGATATCTTTATCTATTTCCTCAGACCTGCAATTTGTTCTGAAATACTGCTCGAATATATTTATCACGGCAGTATTAATAATTGATTGTATTAAACCCGGTTCTAATACTCCGGCTTCTATCAGGGTTTGGAGTTTATTCAATTCCTTTACATCTTCCAATGTCATGGATTCTCCTAGCATTTTCCCTACCAATTGTTTTTTATCGCTCATCTCTTTTGGCTTTTAATTTAATGTAATCTTCTTCGGTTACCTCTGAGCAACCTGTAATCTCAACTCTATTACCCACCGGAGCAAACTTGGTTGTGGTTTCCAACATAATCTCGTTCTCCACATCCTTAACGTTTACCATTGGATGTTCTCCATCCGTCTCAGTGTAAAACACGTGCATTGATTTAACTCCCTTGTAGGTGATAACCCTAGCGAAAATCATAAAATACCGTTTCATAATCCTTTCTCTTGTTCTTCTTCTATTGTGGTGAATACTTTAGTCTGTGTTCTCAATACTGTCCATTCAATGGGCATACCCTTGGTATCTAATATGAACCTACTCCAATACTGGTTAATCAGTAATATATCCATGGGCTCAATCTTCGAGAACTTCTCCATGAATTCTTCGAAATTGTTCATGATATTCTGGGATAGCTCCTCGTTCTTTCCAAAGTGCTTATGTAACTCTTGTTTAAGGAGTTTCATAGCCTGAATCTGGAACTGTTTCCCAGTTGCCTTCAATTGACCATTCCAGATGTTCGTGTTTTTCAGGTCATCCAACTTATCCATTAATAAACTGGATACCAGAACAAGCACCATGTAAGACGATGCTTGTTCCATTGATATTTTCTCAGTTGCCATAAGATTTGCCTTTCTTTTGCATATTCTTCTTTTGGCCCTCTACCATTTCCGGGTCATAATTCTTTACCTTCTCTCTCAAAACCACTATATGAGTTTTGTACAGTGACTTCCATAAGCACTCTGGTAATGGCCTGAAAGAGTTCTCGGAGATTTTCTCCCATTTGGCCCTCAATGAGTTAATGCAAAACCGGTATGTACTCATATCCTGCATAGCATCAAAGTTTCTCACCAGGTCATCAAAATCCTTCTTTAAATCATCCACGAAATTGTTATACGGGAAATGTTCTGTGTTCTCTAAATTGTACTTCCCTAAATACTCTCTAACTTCCATGTACCTTACCTCCATTAAGCTAAATATTTCTCTTGCAATTCTTTTAACTCCTTTTTCGCCAAACGTAACTCTTTTGCATCCTCTCCTCCTGAAGCCCGGAATACCCTGAGTTCAGCCTTCTCAATTTTATTCCGAACCTTTTGCCGGTAAGACTTCCTTTGAACCGTGTCAATCATACCCTTTGGGTACTTGTACCGGAGTTCTTTTCTCACCATAACTTCCTTAACCACTTCGAGTTCCATCTTCTCTTTCGCATTCTCAGGTTGTTTAACCTCTTTAACTTCCTTTTGTTCTTTAACCTTTGTCTTCATAACTAACTCATTTTTAATTATTAATATTTATTATTAATATTTATTATTAAAATGCAATGCAAATATATATTCCCATTTGAACAAATGCAAATCTTTAATTTCCCGATTAACCCTCCTTGAAGAAGGATGCAATTATATAAAATATAGTCCCCAATACAAAAACGATTATTGTCAGGATACATCCAAGTTTGTCATCTGCCTTTTGCTTTTCTCTTTTGGCTCTCTGTTCTGGAGTATCGAAGAACCCATCTCTTTTTCCCTTAAGTATTTGGATAAGAATCCAAGCTACTACTATCGCTATTATTAATATAAACATGGTCTTTGTTTTTAACGTTCTGCAAATTCTACCTGTGTTATGGCCAGGGTTCTATTCTCTTTATCCCAAGCCCAAGCTAATTCCCTGAATAACCCATTGTCCCTCAATTTGATTCTTAAAACATTTTCTTGAACCCCATTTAGTTTCTTGAATTTAATCAGGTTGGTCACTACCTCTACATCAACTATTTCCCCATCCAAACAGGTAATCATACCATGTTTAAATTCTGATGTATCAATTATCTCATCGAGTAAACTACTCAATATTTCATCCAATACTGCGTTTCCAGTTGTCCCTTTCATAAGCCCAGGTATTTTTCTAGTTCTTCTTGTTCTTTTAACTCACGTAATTGCTTTCGAGTTGTAACTCGTTTACTTTGAAGCTCTTTAATTTGCCGTTGTAAATCCTCAATTCCAGCCTCAATATCGTAGGGGTCATTACCATCAACTGAAACTCCGGTGTAAGTTTGACCCTTCGGAACCTTGATACCATAATCTGATAAACTCTTATCTCGGTAATCATAAGGGAGTGTGACTCTCCCGTACTTTGGAGGATTATCCCTTCTCTCTGCTTTCTTGTTCTCATGCACTCCATTTATTACGGTTATACCTGTGGCTATAGTTAATACTATAGCCCATTTCAAAACTAATTTTCCCATCTCTCAACTACCAAGATTAAATCTCCGGCAAATACTACGTCAACCCCGAGTTCAAAGAAATCTGATAACCCCCTTTGACAATAACTCTCATCAAAACCTGATAACTCATCTCCGGCAAATTTATCATCTGTTGCCATAAAAGCCCAGACGTGGCAACCCGTGTAATTGTCAACCGTTACAAAGGAGTTGAAGTTACAGAGTTCCCAATCTTTTTCTTTGAACCATTTATAAAACTGCCTCCATTTGGGGTTTACCTGTTGCAACCTCCCTTCAATGAGAGCCCAACCTGTAATGTATTCCCATAACCCAGTTCGATTCTGAGAATCATTCATGATAAAACTCCTAATAGCCTGTACAGGAGCTTTTTGTGCCTGTTTTAACCTTAACTGGTGTAAATTCTCTAGTTCCTTACTCATTGTACTCATTTTTAATTATTATTAAATGCAATGCAAATATAATATTCTCTGATTTCCCCAAGCAAATCCTTAATTACCAGATTAACATGAAAAGAGGCCCATTTTACTGGGCCTCCGGTTTTAAACCAAGTTTAAAGTCAAAAGTCAAAAGCTTATCCCTGGCTCTCTCTGGTAAGAAGATTTTCTCCCACCATTTCAGCTTCGTGTGGAAGTAATCTAGTATCGGTTTTTGGTTTTTCAATATAACTTTATGCAATAGTGAAAATTCTTTACTAGATAAGTCGTGCATTATATTTGCCATAGCCCCAGTATTGATTCCCAATTTAGTGTATAAACTGATAGAGTCAAGGTTGAGATCTGTCCAATCATCTATCGTTATTCCCGGGATCATTATCGTTACTGATTTACCCAAAACTTTCTTGTTGGCTGCAGCTATGGCCTGAGCAAGTGTCTTTATTATAGTGAGCTCATCCTTATCAAAAGGAGCTCTACTCTTCATCTTCGTTATTGGCATAATTCTCGAGTTGTTTTAGTGGTTGTGATGTCTGTACCCATTTGTACCATCTCAGGTAGAACGGAGTGGGCTCTTTCTCTGGGTCTCTCTCCATATCTCTGTACTCTCTTCGGAATCTCTCTTTCTCTTTCTCACTCATGAATTCCGGGAATATATGGAGTTTCTGAGTGGTGAATGATTCTTTGGCTTTTCCTGGTACTGGTATATCTAGGTTGTTGGTTAGCTCTCCAAACTTGTAGAATTTCACTTCATCCGACCTTTTCTTATAGATTTTGATACCCACTATAAGAGTCGGGTCAAATTTATCTAACATGGGGTTCTTAGACTCTTTGATTAACCGAACCATGTATTGGTATTTATCGGTTCTCCAATCCTCTTCTTCCCAGTTCACTTTCTCAAACCTTTCCATGTTATGGAGAAGATCTCGAGTCACGAATACAAATCCCTGATTCCGTAGGTTTGAGATTAACTCATCCTGGTCTTTGCATTCAGTGATCATGTCCATCATTGACTCAACGTAGTCGTCTGAGTCAGATTCAATTTTCCCCACTTTTTTCTTTTCCTTCTTTGCTTCTAGTGGGAGCATACCGGATAACTTCTTGATATATGTTATCGCCCTTTCTACATCCTCTTGATTATCCATCGTAACCTCGATTCTCATGGGGCCATTATGAGTAAACTTAGGTCCAGAGATTAATTCTGAACCCTGTTTGTATAGCTTATCTGAGATAAGCCTTGACTCTTCATCGAAAAGTTGAACTCTTATCTTTTTCTCTTCCATATCTTAATACTTTTTCTTGTTAATCACTTTGAAATCTTTAGAACATCCCTCTCTCCATATGATAAATATGGCCTGGTCCTGGATCTCTGTCTCTATTATCCTAAACCATTTAGGATCATCCAAAGCTCCTCCCTTTTTCACACTGTAGGGAATTACCCATTCTCTTATAGGGTTTTTCTGAAATAATGGGTGGTTGGGTTTTATGGTATCAACTACCACTTCTTCCTTAACCTCATTATCTGACATAGAAGGGGTCCATATCACATATCCCATTGTTAGTCCAATAATTAGGGATATTATCATCCCAATCGTTAATCCTGTTTTGTAACTCATGACTTTTGAAATTTGGTTTTGTAGACTGGTGAGAATCGAACTCATCTTTTAATCCAATCAGCCTTAGTATCATGAATGGCCAGTTCATTAATAAAATCCCTGGCCATTCTTTTGAATTATGAAGTTACCTAATTAATCTTCTTCTCCCTCTTCCTCTTCAACCTCTTTGTTTTCCTTTTTGGCTTTTTTCTTAGCCTTCTTATCGGCTTTGGTCTCTTTCGGTTGTTCTACCGGTTTCTCCTCTTTTTTAGCCTTTTTGGTTTTCTTCTCCTCTTTTTCCCCTTCTCCCTCTCCGGCTTCTGCCTTTGCAGCTTGAGCAGCTTCTCTTCTCATTTTAGCCCGGTATTTTTTACGTTCTGCTTTGTCATCCATCCCTTCCGGATAAGTGTATTTCTGAGCGAATGCAGATGAAGCCGGTTTCAATTCCTTGCAAGCTTCGTTGATTGCATCCAGGTTTTCTGAAGCGGCATCTACTGCCTTTTGCAATTTGTCGTGCTCTTTACGGATTTTCTTGTCTTCGATTTCTTCTGGGTCTTTGATACCGTTCTCTTTCTTAAACGTTCTCAACTCTGCTTTTGCAGTTTTCAGGGTTTCTTTTGCTTCTTCTTTAGCGGCTTTAGCCTCGTCGTAACTTTCAAACTTTTTCATGGTATTAAAATTTAAATTAATTAATATTTCCTATCCTTTGTATTAACCATTAGTCCTTGACCTGGTTTTCCGTGTTCTAGATTCTCATTATTTTATTATTTTTATTGCAATGCAAATATATAATCCTATTTGACTAAATGCAAATCTAATGTTTCTGAGGTTTCTATTTTAACTATCTTATAGCTAAGTATTCCCAACCTATTCAAGAGATACCTAATCTCTGATTCTTTAAGGTGGTAAATATACATAACTCTCGGTTCTGCAGTAGTTAGAGGGATAATAACTTTATACAGGTCGCGTAGTGAGATTAATTTAACAAACTCATCTGTATATTGTTTCATCATTCTCAAGTACTGGTTACGCCGTTTCTGATAAGCCTCTCCACGAGTTCTTTGTCTCGGGTACTCCTCTTCAAGAGCTTTTATATTAGCTCTGATTTGTTGGATTTTACCAGCGATAATATCGGCTCGGTTAAATTCATTTAGCTCTAGTTCTTTTATTCCCATTTTAAAATCCTCCTATGTTTATATTCGTTAGTCAGGGAACACTTGATGAGTTTTTTGGGTGTATGGTCCTTCAAAACGTATTTCTTGAAATCCAGTTTCTCCAGAACAATCACATTCTCACACATTTGGTAGAGATAAGACCTTTTCATCTTTGGTGTCCTACCTATTAGATTAGAAGGTCTAGAATCCCTTAGCTCTTTGATTTTCTCTGAGATGAGATTATATACACGTTTCTCAGCTAACGCTATGGGATTACCCTTGACAAGTTTGTAGTTCTCCACTCTATTTTTAATCTGAGTAACCACCTTGTATATACCCCTGAAATACTTAAGAAAGTAACCCACATACTCGGGTTTACCGTAAACCCTGAAAGTATGGGTTATCTCCTTATCCCCCTTGTATGATATCCTATCGATACAAACTATCACCACTCCCAACTGAGAAGAGAGAAAACTGGCTAACTCCACTTCTTTCAGGGTTAACCCATGCTTTAGCTCTATCTCTTTATAGAGTATATCTTGAGGGACTATCAATTCATCCCATTTAATGGATGACACATCCTTCATGAACTGTTCATCTAATTTTTTCATAATCTGGTTCCATTAATTCCCGTTGCCAGGCTTTTATAGTTTTCTTATAGCCCCAGTCAGTTGCCATTAAAATTACATCTTCTCTATGAGCTTCATAATCTTTGTGATCTTCTGTAAAATCAGGGTCATCTTCTTCTACGCCCTCATCATCACAATATTTCACATCGCAGATAGTAATGGGTTTCTCAGCTCCAACCTTAGTCATGTTGTAAAATAACTTATACAATAACCTTAACCCGGGATCATTACCGCAGGTATCATCTATTACCTCTTCATTGCCATCAAATATAGTACCCAAGAAATCTAGGAATAATACTCTATATCTGAAGAACTTGGGTAATCTTGGTACCAAGTAATCATAGGCCTCGTAAAATTCTTTTCTACCGTAAAATGATTTCGTATCCATATATTGCATTTTTAATTTATGCAAATATAATATCCTGTTATCTCATTTGCAAATCCTTAATTACCAAAATAGGGAGGATTTTACCCTCCCTACCAAACATAAAATCCTAAGGCTGAATTAGTATGAAACCGGCATTACTTTTTACCTTTCTTACCTTTTTTCGGGACTTCGATATCGAGCTCTTTTGCAATGGCAACCCGGAGTTTCTCAACTTCGTCGTCATCGTCCTCATCGTAGTCTTCGACATCGATATCTTCTAGTTCCTCGTCGTCAACCAATTCGGAGAGCTCATCGTAATCCATGTCTTTCAGGTCATCCCAATTGTATTCTTCACCTTCTTCCTCCTCTTCTTCCTCCTCTTCGTCGTCATCTTCTGGTTCTTCCTTCTTTGCAGGTTTTTTGGTTTCTTTTTTCTCTTCTTTTTTGGCTTCCTTCTTTGCAGGTTTTTTATCCTCCTCTTCGTCGTCGTCGTCCTCGTCTGCAATAGCCTCAGCCAATTTTTCCAGGTCCAAATCTTTCTTTACCAAAAGAACCTTTTCACCATCTTCTTCACCCAAGAAGTGTTTCTCATCGATTTGTTTTACAATTTTCATCTTTCTCTGTTTTTAGTTATTAATTAAATTAACCTTATTTCCTAAATTCAAGGTATATTAGTTCATCCAGTATTTAAAACCACTTAGAAGTAAGTTCCCTAGTTACATCCACTGCCTCAATAAATTCGGTTGAGAACCGGGTCCAAAGGGACAGTGCCATGTGATATCTGTAAAAAGGTCCATTGTCATACTTCCAATCTATTAATGTTTTTAGGATATTAGTTCCATAAACAAAGTCTTTGACAGGGACCTTAGTGTAATCTCTATTCCCTGGCCTTCCTCCACCTAGAAATTCAATGATATGTTGAGCCCCTTTCACCTGATTCAGGATTATCTTATCAGTAGTAAAGCTCTGTTTAAACCTATCCAAGAACTTGGGTAGGTCATCCTCTACACATCTAAGTAACCATACATCCTTTTGTAATTTCTCGGTATTGGCTCTCTTTATCCTATTGCCCATCCTTTTCCTAGTCCTGTGGGCATGTCTCTTATCGATGATATTAGCTGGTTTGATATCATTGAGAGCTTCACTGATAAGGGGTAATTTCCTTGGTTCAAACAGAGCCTGGTCTAAGGTAGATATCTTACAACCCATCTTTATCTTGAATTCATGTGGCTGAAAATAAACCTTTGCTATCTCCTCAGCCTCTACCTTAAACTGAAAAGGTTTATTGATAATCCCAGGCTTCAGAACATCTCTGAAGTCTAGGATATAATAATGCAAGTAAAGTATTTTCATTTCTTCTTGAATTTCTCTTCCATTTCATTGTTAAATCTCTCTCCCTGTCTTTTTAAGCTTTCTCCCCAAGCATCGTAAATCTCACCCACTCGATGCAGGTCCATCCCAGATGGCCTTGACCTATATTTATCAAGGTCAACCTCAATATATTTCCTTATCCCTTCGATTTCCTTTTTGCCTTGTTGTACCATATTCCAATAGATTTAGGTGAAGCATCCGGGAAACTCTCTAATACAGTTTTTTCAGCTTCTTGTTTTGATAATCCCATTCTGAAACACTCAAAGGTTTTGGCTTTTGCAGTTCCAGCCATAACCCCATCAGTTGTTTTCTTCTTTTTCTTTCTCGGTGGTTTTTTACTCATCCCGGCAATCCTCTTCATCTTTACCACCATACCATCATCATCTCTCTCACCAATAAAACCCAACCGGAGTGAAGGATGTATGAGCTCTTCTGCATCATCTCCCATTGTCATCCGAAGTTTCTTCTCCACGTAATCATCAAACTCATCCAGTAATTGTGGGTTCTTGGGTTTATGCAAGTTCTCTATCCAAAAAGAGTACATCGTGGGGACATCTGCCTCAATTACATCGTCGAAAGGCATACCCCTTACAACACATTCTCTTTTAAAATCCCTTATGCTCATCTTATCCGCCTTGGAATAGGCATGAGCTCTTCCCTTATCCTTTGCCATTATTTAAAATCTTCTATGTCAATATCCTCAATCTCTATTTTATCCTCTGGGAATTTATAATTCCAAAAATCCCGGTAAACTCTTTTAAAATCCTCGTTCTCTGGTCCCACTTGACCCATGTAAGCGTATAATACCCAACTAATCTTGGGACAAGGTATCTTATGTACTATCTTATCCACTAACCATTCCCAAAACTCTTTCTGTGTGTTAGGGAATCTGGGAAAACTTGGAGTGATGTTCTCCAACACATCTTTAAACAGGTGAGAGAACATAAACACCAGGTCATCCCTGTTTAATTCTCTAATCCCATTGTAATGCTCTAATAATACTTTACTTGCCATGTTTTTATTTATTATTAATTATTAAATGCAATGCAAATATAAGTTCTTTTTTAATCCCATGCAAATCCCTTGTTACCTTTTTTGCCCTTGAATACGGGATATAACATGTTTTCTGAAAACGTTAACATTCTCTATTTCCTGGAAGTTGATAGCGTACTGTCTCGTGTCCCTAAACTTGGGCCAGAACTTTTGCCCTGACTTGGCTGACTTATCTTCACTCGTCAGATACTCAACTACCAGGTCAGCAAAGCTGTTTGCTAGTGTCTCGTTATCAAATACATATAAGTATAGATGTGTGAGTGCTTTTATATTCTTCTGAGAATACCTAACAGTGATAATTTTGTATCCCTTTTCAAACTCTAAATGAATGAGTGGTAGATACATTTTCTGGTACTTCCCATTATACTCGTATAGCTCTCGAATAAACTCTATGGATTCCATGGGTATCCGAGATATATTTCTTAGATGTTTTGCTTCTCTCGCTTTATTCCTTCTCTTGTACGCTGAGGGTTCTTGTAGGTTATCCGGTAAAACCCGGAAATTGTTCCAAGCATCAAATTCCTTGATAAGGTTAAATATATCCCTATCACATTCATTCCTAGAATCTAGAAGCTTATCCATCCCTTCAGTGATTAACCTAACTCGGGATTCTTTTATACTCCACACAGTAGAGTTATACATCCTACTGATAGCCTCTTTTGGTGTTAACCTTTGTTCTATCACTCCTTGAAAATATTCCCTGAAGTCCTTACCCACTACAGACTCATCTGGGAATAATACACCATAAGTCTCATAATGGGTTGTGAACATCTCAAAGAACTTAACACATCTCTTCTGAATCTCCAACAATTTGAAATGGGCCTTTTGTACTATCTCCCCGATTTCCCATGAGGATTTCCCATGAACAGCTGAAAGGTTGAGTACCAACCTTTCTTCATCTGTAAGAATGTTCCAAGCTTTGTCGTTTTTACTCTTCATAATCTTCCATTTCTAATGATATGGTGGCATAAGCCTTATTCAATCTACTCTCTCCCACCTCTTCATAACCCTCTTCAAGGTAATCTGTACTGTTCATGTCGAAGTGGTACATGGTATAGTATATATTAAAGAAAGGTACTGTGATTTTTAGTGGAGTACCGTTTGACACTTCCACTGAAATAACCATGTTCTCCTTTTCCTTGTTTATCTTCTCAACTTTTCCGTATAACCCTTCAAATGGATAACCACTTAGTTTTATACTATCCCCTATCTTGATATTCTCTTCTTGGTTCTCACTGTATATAGATGACTGGCCAGCATCCTTGGTTATACGGTTAACCTCTTTAGATGATACCATGGCAAAGTTAAACCCTTGGCTTGGTTTTGTACTATCTCTCAAGTACCCAATCAGTAGAGGTATCTCTCGTTTTAACTTTGTCAGGTAATCAATATCATACCTTCTGAACTTGGGTACTCTCATAAACCCAAAATTGAATAGGTAGGGAACATCCTCGTAGTTATTTCTCCCCCTGTGTTTCCCTTTTAAAACCCGAGTTACTGGTACCACTATCTCTATCCCATACTCCCTCTCTACCCTAGTGATATCAGTCTCAAGGAATTTATTCCTATCTATGTATATTATCACCCATGGCCAGTTTTTCATACTATTCAGTTTTGTAGATTATTTTACAGTAAGGTTTAAATACCTTTTTATGTAGGTCTTTGTAGTTAATTTGTTTTAAGTCCTCTGAATTAAGGATTACTATCCCACGATATTGAGATAGGTAAGATATGCAGCCATATAAAACAGGGTAGAAATTAAGTTCTCTTGCGATTTCGTTATAAACCTCGTTGTTCATCACCACGAAGAAGGTACCCTTTGCCATCCCGTTCCTATGTATGAAAAGCATGGGTACCTTCTTAACAGCCTTGGCATCTGAAGTACATTGGTCCCAGTAATGGTTTAACTTATCTGTATTCTTACCTTTAGTAGGGAGTAGGAGGTGTTCAAAAGCTATCTCTTTGGGGGCTTTCACCTCTATACTTATCCTACAATTTCTCTCGTGTTTTTTATCTGTACAGATAACATCACCAGCTATAGATGTCCTATTCTGCCACCTAAGTCCCCCAGATTGAGGAACTCTTGAGAACTCATACCCAGTCCACTCTTTCATGAACTGAGTAACGGCTAATTCTAACCTGTTTCCTTTCTTTTTACTATTAATCCTGTCAGCCATATTGTCTTGTCTTTGTTTACTATACCAGGTAGCATCATGCTAGCTGAGTAAGGTTGTAAAACCATTAACATTTTCCAATCTCACTATGGCTGAATTCTGAATATTAAAGTCTAAGAGGTGGGTTACTAAGAATATATTTTTCTCTTGAGCCTTGTCTTGCAAGATGTTAGCAACAACTTCCACGTTGGTAGTATCTAGAGATTCAAATAACTCATCTCCTATGAATAACCCACATGGTTTAGTTTCCTGAACAACCTCATTGATAGCGAATATAGTTGTCAGGTTTATGAGTTGTTGTTGACCTCCAGATAAGTCTTCATAGGGGACCTCAGTACCATACCTGTTCACCAGAACCCTGATATCCCCATTGGCTGATTCCATATCCACCCAGAATACTACCTTAAACCCAGATAGATTCTCGTAATCCCCCAATCTCGAATTAACCTGTTCCAGTAACATATTGAATAACCAGGGTTTTATTCCCTTGTTAGAGAATGTTTCCTTAGCGAAATTAACCCGATTTATTTCTACCTGCAATTTCACCAATTTTTTCCTGATAACCTTGATTTTCTTGGTAAAGCTATCAAGCTTACTTTGGAGGTCCTCGATTTTGGTACCTGGCTCTGGTTCATATCTCTCGAGTTTTACCCTAATCAATTTCTCTTTCTCTCGCTCTATCTTATTCTTCAGGGATTCAGCTAATTTCGTGTCCTTTTTAGCTTCCAGGATTTTGTTTTCTAGTGCACTAATTTTGGAGAGTAAGTCTAAATACTCTTTCTTCATTTGATTTAAGCTAGAAAGATTTTCTATCTTGGCCAAAAGCTGTTTTTCATGTTGCTCCCTTGCAAGGGTGTAAGCTTTAATATCCCTGTTGAACCTGTCAATACGAGCCCTGAATGTCTCAGTAGCCTTTTCCTTATCTTTTTTAGAGTAAGGTCTACCACACTCTTCACATACATCCGGGAAAGTCTCAATGTTTTTCGTATATACAGCGATATGCTTCTTACAGCCCTTAATGGCAGCTTCATCCAAACTGATATCAGTCCTTAACCTAGATATATCACTTTGACATTCATTATATTCTTTCTCCACGTTCTTGTAACACTCCCTCTCTTCTACCAGTTTTTTGAGTTGGTCCTCATATTCCCAGATACTATCATTTTTGGAATCTTCACTATCCTCTAACTCCTGCTCTAAATCTTGGATATTCTCCAACATGGTTTTTATCTTCTCCTTATGAGCCTTGTGCCATGACCTCTCTAGATTTTTAGATATCTCTATCCTTTCCTTGTAATTAGCGATATCACGTTTAAGCGCCTTTTCCTCTGGTTGTAGAGAATTGAATTCTCCACTGATTTTACTCAATAGGTTATTAGCCCGAGTATAGGCATCCTGAAATATGGTAACTTCAAAGGCCTCCTCAAAGAATTTCTTCTTGTTAGAGGATTTGTCATCCATTAGTCGTTGTTGCTTCTGACCAAAAATGACCGTGTTGAGAAATAACTCCTTAGAGTATGAGATAAGTCTATTAATCCTTGACTGTACCCCTTTCTTATCTCTTCCTGGGTCAAGTTTACCCCCCGAGTAGAAGAATAACCCATTTTTTCCAGCTCTTCCCTCGACCTTGCCTTTGTATTCGAAACATCGTATGATTTTGTACTCTTCTCCATCTTTTTCAAAGTTAATTTCAACTAAGGTACCCTTATACTCCTTGGGTCTGATATGCTCCCACATATCTACAGCTCCAGATATGGAATCACCGAATAAAGCCCAATACAGAGCGTTTATCAGTTTACTCTTACCACTACCATTTCTGGCGGATATAATGGTTATCCCCCTTTCCCTGGCTCCCCAATCAAATTCTAAGTATTTAATTGAGGCAAACCCCTCTATTCTCATTTTATGAAAGCTCAGCATCGTTCAGTAAGTCTTTAAGTAATTTCCTTCTTTTCTTTCTCTTTTCCCCGATGTAGTCAGAGTAATCGTCTATCATACCTGACCAATCGTTCATTTTAATCTCATTAGTTGCTTTCCCATCCCTAGACTTAGTCTTGACGACTTTTCTTTTAATGTAACAGTCAAAATTTTTTCCGGGATCACCTTCGTATCGAAATTCCGGGAGTTCTGCCTTATGAAACTCAAACCCATGTTTATCCAAAACCCAATACCCCATATCTGTACCCATATCACATACTCTCATTTGCATGGGTGACCCACACATTAAAATATTTTTACGGAGAAGTTGTGGCTTATGGATATGGCCACATACTACGTAATCGAAATTCTGAAAGAAGGTACTCAGTTTACTCTGGTCTCCTTTCCTTTCACATTTCATACCATTGGTATCTTCAGCCCCAGCCAATTCTTTATGGATTAATAGAATCCTATTTGTGTCATGTTTATTTTGGGAAAATACTTTCATGGCATTCTCCAATCCAACATCATCTCTAAGGTAAGGTATACCCATAACCTCTGTATCCCATAAATCTATTTTCTGGAAATCAATACACTTCAGAAAAGAATACATACCAGAGAAAGTCTTTACCCAACTCGGAGATTTTATTGGATCATCACCATCTCTATCATGGTTACCTGAAACGCATAGTACAGTTTCATACCCTACTCTATACTGTATCTCTGAAAAAGTTTGGTTCACTAACCTAAATAGCTCATTAGACATGTGGCTTGGATTATGAAAAAGGTCCCCAGCAATGAGGACCTTAGCTTTTTCTTTATGAGCATTGATAACCAACTCTTTAAACCATGTTAGGAGCATCTTTGTCCTATATAAGTCTTGGTTGAAAGTATTCCAATCATGGATATGCAAATCACCAAGACAATAAAACTTACCGGTAATCTTCATGGTTAAAGTCATTATAGGTTATGTACTCGTATAATTCTGAGAACTCATCTCCCTCAAATCCTCCAATGTTCTCAATAATTTGAGCTACTGCCTTGAATCTCTTCTTAAACTCGGAGATATGGATAGTAGCTTCTTTGATAATGTTCTTCCTACCCAGGAATCTTAAATTACCCCACTCGAAATGGATATTTTGTTCATGGTAGTAATGTTTCACGTTCTCCATGAAATACCGGAAGTCAAACCCTTTGAATAACAGGTTGGACTTTATCTGATATCCTTCATCTGATATACGTTTCCCATCATTCTCTGTTTCCCATGAGAATGGTCGTATCAACCTGATAAATACTACGTTGAAGTTCTCCAGGTCATGTTGTAACATCTCCATGCAGGCCTTATTATACTCCCTTTGTAATTGGTATGGTTTGTTACCATCCATGTAGTATATCAGGTTATCAATGATTGACCTGTCTGTTACAAAGTTATCATTGTCCCCCAATATTTTCTTCCTGTTCTCAAGTATAGCCATCTGATATTTATGGGCCCAGTTATAATCTCCAGATAGTTGGAGAGCGTGTTCATGGGATTTTACCCCAAATTCATCCCATACATTACTCGCTGAGGTATTAATATATGGTAACCCCAATTCTTTAGATACCAGTTTAGCTAAGGTTGTTTTTCCTAGACCTGATGCCCCGCTGAGATAAACTCTTAAATGTTTCATAGAATCCTTTGTCTTTTAAGAATGATTTTAATGTAAAAGCTCCACAATAATTCTCGAACAATGACTTGTTCGGAGTTGGGAATGGTTGATTCTTATACCAATTGATTTTCACATCTCGCATATACTTTAAGTGATAAGCTCTTAGTGATATTAAGAAATGGTTCTTCTTGTATATCTTTTGCAATGCGTTCCTACTCACTACTAAGCTTGTCTCTGACCCTTTTAAGAAGGCTTTGATTGACCCATACTTTTCAAGGAATTGTTGAGCCCTCTTCTCACCCACTAAAGGATATCCCTTAATATTATCCGAGTCATCACCTACCAAAGTAAGGTAATCCACAGTTTGCTTGGCTTCATATCCTTTAAAGTGTTTGCAAGTGTTCACGGTTATTTTCTCTTGGCTATGTGGGTTATAAATAACTACATCCTTTGTCGTAGCCAACTGGTTGAAGTCTTTATCTGATGAGATGATTATGATTGTTCCCACTCTCTGTTTTTGCAGGAGTTTAACCACCGAGTAAATCATATCATCAGCTTCCTGGTCTGGGTTATGTACTACTGATACACCCAAATTGTAGAGTCCTTCCATTACCTCTTTCTTTTGCCTTAGGAAATCTTCCTTATCAAAATCCAATTTCTGTACCCGAGAACCCTTATAATCTGGGCATATCTTTAACCGGTGTTTACTCCTGGCTCCATCGAATACCGCTATTACCAAATCGGGTTGAAATTTCCTTACCTGAGCCTCTACCACGAAAGGTACTCCATATATAGCAGACGTGGGCCTACCACTCACGTCTGTAAATGAATTGAACCTGTGGTAAGCCCTGTGCATAAGGTTGTTTGCGTCAAATATTAATGCTGTTTCTACCATTTTATTCCTCCTCTTCTCCCACTGGGAATAGGTTTATCTCTTTCTCATTGAGATCTTCTAGTATCTTTTTAGTATTACTAAAAGTGTTTATTCCAGCAAGTTTAATAAGTTTACTTCTAATGTCTTTATTTTCCTCCAAAAGTGATTGGAATGCGTCTTCTCCCCGTGCAATTTTATTACCATCATTATCATAGTAAATTGATGAGCCCTTCTCCCTCTTAACTGCACCAGAGGATTCAAGTACCTCAGCTAACCCAGCATACCTTGAGAATCCAGGTTGGCAATAATCAGCCAGAAAATATACTTCAGTCTCCATAGTTGGCCTTGGTGGAGCTACCTTGTTTTTCTTCATCCTCAGAGAAACATAATTACCAACCCAAGTCTCTTTCCCATGTACCTTTTCCTTGATTTGTTTCTTACGATAAAAACCCATACGAATATGGGCAAAGAATTTCATGGCTTCTCCACCTGGTGTCGTCTCTGGATCCTCAAACATAGTACCCAACTTCTTCCTAAGCTGGTTAATAAATATGCAAGTGACTCCCAAATCTGCAAGCTCTTTGCTTCTCTTCCGGAGAAAATTACCCATTGCCTTAGCTCTGATACCCATCTCAGCTTTCTCATCTGTTTGTTCCATCTCCAACCTCTCTATTGTATCCAATGCTGCTATAGAGTCCAGTACATATAATATGGGTTCATTATGAGTTAGTTTCTTTCTCAAAGCCCGGGCAGTTTCTATGGTCCAATCTGATATAACCTCGATAGCATTCTCATGGAATACCAGAACCTTATCCAAATCAATCCCATTTGTTGTCCACCAATCCTTCGAGTAAGAACTCTCAGCATCTACCCACATACCCCAACCTCCAAGCTTTTGGCATATAGCTAAGAAGTCCAACGCTACCAGAGATTTACCCGAGCTCTCCTGACCAAATAACTCGATTACTTTACCAAATGGTATACCCCCTCCAGTTACCCAGTTCATCACCAAACTCCTTGATGGTAGCCATGGCATATTCTCCACTTCTCCATACATCTCAGAAGCCAGTGATACTTGAGAGTATTTATTCATGATACTCTGCAAGCTCTTTGTCTTTTTACTTTTCGCTTTCTTTGCCATCAGTCATTTCTTTCAAATACAACCACTATACCGGTATTGGTATGTACCATTGTTTTTACAAACCAACCCCTCTTTAGCCATACCTCTATCCCCTCTCCATAATCATAGGTAATATCTACTGCCATTTGCCTGTATTTTGGTATATTCACTTTAGATGCTTCCCAAATACCACCCTTGGCTATAATGTTATCCTTATCTATGAAGAGAGGTCCACTCATTGGACCCCCTTCTACGTTCTCTTTCTCCTTACTCATCATCTTCTTGTTTATGTTTTTTGAGTTTCTTAGCCTTCTTCAAGGTTGATTTCTCTTTCTTATCCTTTTTGGATTTCTTTGATGAACCCATATCGTCATCCTCTTCCTCTGGTTCATCACTGCTGGAAGAAGCATTACCCATGTACTGTTCAATGTATTCCTGAGTTTTCTCATAAGAAGGAATAACCTCTCTTACTAAAGCCTCGATGTCAACCCCTTCTTTGGGTCTGCAATTCTTGGGTACTGTATTGGGTTTACAGGGTTTAACCGTGTACTCGGTATCATTTTTACCTGACCCTGTTCTCTTTAGTTTAAGGTCATACCCTTCATCCAGATCAGTCATATCTCCCCACTCTTCCTCATCAAGATAGAGGTCAATAATCTCTGAGTATTGAGACTGGGCTAACTGCAATAGTTTGGGTTCAGAGTCATAGTCTTTACCCTTACCGTCTTTGCAAAGGAGAACAGCAACCATGTATTTTTTCTTAGGAGAAAGGTCTTTAGCCAACTCCTTATCATCTGGGTCTTTGGATTTCTTTAGCTCCTCGTACTTCTCGTAGATAGCACAAGGCTCATCATAAGTCATGGGAGAATAAACTCCCTTGATATCTCCACCCAAGTAGAATTGAACTACCTCTTTTATAAACTCTTCTTCATCTCCAGCAGAGAGTAAACGAACTCTCAGCTCTTCATCTGCTTTCTGGAAAAGTACTTTACCATTTCCTTTTGTTTTGAGAGCCTTTTGTTTATCTCTCAACCTGTCTTTTAAACTTTTCTTTGCCATAACATAAAATTAAATTATACTTTATCCCGCCTAATATTAGCGGATACTGTTTGCATTAACATAGATCTTTGCTCGAAAGCTCGTACACATACTTCAAGTATGTCAACATCTGCACTCACTGCTAAGAATTTCTTGTAATCATCCTGATACTCCTTGCTTTTATATACCATGGCTTCAGCTAAATCATTGGCCATTTTCTCTTGGCTTTTGTATTGGGAGAAGAGTCGGGACCTTGTCTTCTCAAGAATCCTTTCTCTCTCCCTCTTTAATACTAAAGCTTTTTTATGTAACATGGCAATAAAGGCATAGTGATTAGGCTGATCCTTCAACTCCGAGTTAACTGAGTCATTATCGAATGAGAGTTCATCTTTGAGATTAAAAACTATTCTCTCCTCTCCTAAGTTAATATCCACTACAGTTATACTCGTGTTTGTTTCCCAATATTTTAACTTTCTTATCTTCTTTAGGTTAACAGCCATACCATTTTTATTTTAATTAGTACCAGACCAAGTTATAAATCCCTCTTTTCCTTGTAGATAGTTTTTATAGTTGGGAATCTCAAACTTATATTACCCAACTTATTGGTAGTCTCTTCGAAATACTTAACAGTAGCCCATTTTCCAATAATCAATTTGGGATTCTTAAACCATTTCTTCCTATCTTCAATGGTATACCCAGAACCAACTGATACCCTGAAACCCTTATGCTCAATGATAAGGTTAGTTACCATGTCCTCTACTCTCCTTTTCTTAATGGGTCTACCCTGGTTATCTAAGGAATCATAGTAATAAGTGAATGGTCCTGTCTCCACATCAAGTATCTGGTACTCAGCATCATCGAATTTCTTCATCTTTAGAACCACATCGGTTTTTATCCCTTTGTACCCGACATTTTTATGGATTACTAATCCCTCCCATCCCTTACTATTGGCATCTTCAAACTCTTTCAGAAGAGAATCCATATCTTCTACTTTATGTTGTTCAAGCATAAAGATATGGGGATATTCCATCGTCTTCAAATCCTCTTCTAATTGAGCTAACCTCTCAGTAAATGGCCTAGTTCCCTTGGCTGAGTTATGCTCTTCCCAAGTAACATAGTCATATACTGCATAGTGGGGTTCTGGGATAGTGTAATCCTTTTTCTTTACATCCCCAACTACCTTTTGAAAATCCTCGTTACCATCTGAACCAATTAAGAATACCTCTCCCACTAATACCATGTTACGGATACCAGATTCTTTAATGGCATCCTTCAATACTTGAAGAGTTGTAAACTCATTACCCTCTCTTGAGTATGTCCTTGCAACTCCTTTCCCATCCACGAAAGTTTCACATCTAACTCCATCCAATTTTCTTGACCAAAGCCAAAGATCTTTCTTGAAGTCCAATTTATTCTGGTAGTCAAAGAAATTCTTGGCTCTGGTTATAGAGAATTGTGGAATGAGGTTTCTCTTCATCGTAGTGAAGTATGCAGCATTTATATTGGCTACGTTAATTCCCTGTTTCAACCCCTTGTCAAGGATACATAATAGAGTATCTGCATAAGCTGGGTACTTATCCAACATATTAATGCACCTGTAAAGTGCATTGTGACCAGTTAATCTCCTACTACATAAATCTCTAAACAAGTCGTATATAGAGTAATCTTCTGGTAAATCTCCATTCGGGTCATGAGTATATTTAAACTTCTCTATCCCTTTCTTTGTCACTCCAAATTTTTTGAAAGGGTTGTAGGTCCACCAGAGTAGTTTCCTACATTCTGGATACCTTAACAGGACATTGGTTTTGACCGAGGCAGTATTTGTCTGCCTTAGGTCATCCACCAATCCTTCCAAACTATCTAATAATTTCTCATTATAATCCATGATAAATATTTTATTTATTGCAAATATAATATCCCATTATCTCCCATGCAATTCTCGGGTTTCTTTATTTTCCCACCAGTAGGGAGTGTAACATTCCTTGTATACTTCTGAGTAATCAGTACCTCTCTCATATCCTCTCAACTTTGACCATCTTAAACCCAACTCGAAATCAACTGCCATAGTAATACCTTTCAACTTAAACCCAAAGTATTTTTGAGTATCTGGGTCCCTACATATATCGAATAACTGGTCTACCACTTTGTCATTCATATCTTTCGGGTCAAGATAGAACATAAGAGAGTCATGTATTGTCCCAATTTGCTCGATAGAAGATGGAAGTTCTCCCCTCATGATTTTCTCCCTAATAAGTATACTAGAAAACAATGCGAAATCCGAAGCAGTTCCTTGGATAGGAGCATTTATGGCATCTCGTAACGCTTTTGCGTGTTTACCTCTATCTCTCTTATTTTTAGCATCTGGTAACCTTCTTTTCCTACCAAACGGAGATAATACATATCCATGTTTCTCAGCGAATTTCATTTGTTTCTTAACAAACCTCTTAACGCCCGGGAAAATCTCAAACCATTCTTCCAAGAACTCAAGAGCTTCTTCCTTCGTAGCTTTATGTTTATCGGTTGATAGGGATTCTTTCAAATGATTTGGTCCCTGTTGATACAAGATACCAAATCCAATTGTCTTGGCTTGTTTTCTCTTCACTTTCCACTCCTTGTAATTTGGATCATCCTCGTTAGAGTAAATCTTATTTATCTCATCGTAATCCTCTCCATATTTCTTACAAGCAGTAGCCAAGTGTATGTCATGACCAACTCTAAACCATTCCAACATCTGCTTATCCTGAGACCAACCTGCAACTACCCGGAACTCTGCTGCTGAATAGTCAAGCTGCATCATAACCTTTCCTGGAGGGCATACAAACATTTGCTTAATGTCACTTGCCGTAGTATCTCGTGGCATATTCTGCAAGTTCGGATTCCGACTGCTAAGTCTCCCCGTGACCGTATTGCAACTCACATAATTAGAGCGAGTTACATAACTATGCTTATCATTTACTGATAAATCCATGATGGTCTTCTTACCTATATACTCTACCCTAATCTTAGTTAAGTATATGTATTTCCATGATTCACCATTTATAACCCTTCTTACTTGAGCTTGTGATATCCCATACTTTTCAACTATTTGCCCTTGTGTCAATCCCTCTCTATGGTCTAACAATATTTGTCCAACAGTTTGAGTATCCAATACTGTCTTCCCATTGATAGCTCCGTTAGTAAATGCAGTTCTGGTATTCTTATAGGCACGTTTTGTATTCTCTGAGTAAGTGATACATTGTAAGTTCTCTGGGATATTATTTAGCGGGTTACAATCTATGTGGTCTATCACATACCCATCTGGTATACTGGCATTATTAAATGCTGACCATACTAACCTTGATACTGGTAACATCTTTTTTATCCCAGTGCCATTCCTTAACCCCACTCTACTATGTAACCTATTACCAGATTTCTGTACCCTAGGTACCATCTCATGTGGGTCGTTATAGTCTAACATACCTTGAGCACCTGGTATTTTTACTGAGAATATTTTACCTTCAGACGATGCTAAATAACCAGGCCAATTTGGGATTTCTTTAAATACCACTTCTCCATATTTCTTACCCACTTCTACAGGCTGTATATCTAACCTGGATACATCATGCATGATAACATCCAAGTCATATTTAGCTATCTTCCAAATGGGTTTAAAACCACGTGGAGTAAGTAATTTATGGTATTTCGTACACTCAAGAACATCTCCCCTATCTGTAGTTACCCTGTAAGTATCCAGTACTCCCTTGTTTATAGTATGAGTTACCTGTTCCCAAGTTCCAGCATGAGTTAATACATAGATATTATCTTTTACCACATCTTTTACCCCCACCTCTTTTGGAGCTATATCACCTATAACTATATCCCTTTCTTTTCCTACCAAAACCGTATCCTCAGTTACGCAACCATGGATAAGGAATGAACCATGAAGAGTGTTATCTGGGTTAAGTACATCCCTTATACCTACAATATAAGTGGAGTATAACTTGGTCATCTCTCGATACTTTAACAGAGTATCTATAAACCCAGTCTCATCCTTCTCCCTTAACTCGAGTAATACATCTTCACTCGTTGCTGGGTTATTGGTTGGTTTCTTGGTTTTCTTATCCTCTGTATACTTTATTATTGGTAGCTTCAACCCATACTTGTTATAATATAAAAAGTCAATGAGTTGTTTCACTGACTTTAAATTTAGGGGTTCGAGGGTTTTCTGGTCACTCTTGGTTATACCAACTCCGGCTGAGTAATTGTCATACTTCTTTTGTAGGTTAGTGATACTCCTTTGCAAGCTGCTAGCTTTACGTTTATCTTCAGTCTCATCTAACTCGTTAGTCTTTATTTCAATTTGTTCTAGAAGGTTACCCAATAGAGCTTTTTTAGCAGCCTTTAGTCTCTTCTTATTGTACTTAACGAGAGATGGTACTGAGTACATCTTCTTCTCAGCTTCCTCAATCTTTATTTTATAACTCTCCACTAACCCATCAAGGTATGGTCTATCTACCCAGTATCCCCTACTCTCAACTTCTGATAGGTTATATGAAGCCATCTCCAACAGATTCCTATATAACTGGTAGAATCCCAGTTCTCTTACCCTACTCTCAAGGTATATAGCTAACCTAAGACAAAGGTCAGAGTCCAAGGCATTATAGGGTGCAAGGGTTTCTAGTGGTACGTTTGTCCAAAACTTAACCGTATCTTCTGGGGTCCTCTCTGTCTCCTCTCCCTTGATTGAGTAGTTTGCATACTCGGGAAAAAACGAATAAGCCAGAGATTTCAAATCGTGTGGTCTCTGCTCATTCAACAGGTATTTTAATAACATGGTATCCAAGATAACTCCTCTCGGTTTTATACCATATTTAAGCCACCAACCATGCTCGAATTTAAAGTTGTGTGCTACCTTAGTTATCCTATCATTCTGGATTAATTCCCTACCTATATACTTAAGGATCTTCAACCACTTATTCCCCTTTTTATTTGGTGAATCTTTGTGGGCTAAAGGTATAACATAGGCATACCCAGGTTGAAAAGCTATAGATATACAAGTAGGGAACCCATTAGGATTTGAACTATGGTGACCAGATGTCTCATAGTCATGAGCACAATATCCAGTCACCTTGCAGTACTCGACAACTTTCTTCACATCAGCCATGGTAATGGCATAACTGAAATGATAGTTATCTAGTACCGACTTGTTCATCTCTTATACAATTTTTAAGAATGTTCCAATCTTTCCTGTACGAGTGGAGAGATGCGATGTTATGGTATAAGTAACCCTGTTTAAGTTCTCTTAAACCTTTTGACCTGAGTACTTCTCGTATGTACTCTTTCAGTTGCCAAGCTAACCATACATCATTCCCGAAATGAGTTACTACATCGGCTGAACGTTGGTTGTATATCAGATGTACCTGTTGGTTACGGATAATTACCTGATAATACATGGAGCAAGGTACTCTTTTCTTTCCACCTATATATGCTCCATCCTTCTCCAAATCCCATACAGGAATAATTCCCTGACGAGTATCAGGGTTTCTGAGTAACTCATTGATGACTCTCTGTAAATTACCAATGGCATCTTCTGACTCATCACCTGGACAGAAGTTCAGTCTCTCTCCATAGGCGTAATCAAACTTACCATTTACCAAGAACTCTTCCCAAATCTCTTTTCGGATTTTCCAAGCTTCGCCAGGATTTAAACCTCTCGGGTCAACTCTCTCGTTGAACTCTGCAATAGCCCATTTCTTTGTTGACTCAATGTCAGTCTGGGTACCATTGAATAAGTACTCTTCCTGACCCAAAGAGAGTAGACAGTAGGAGTAGTTCAATACTTCTCTTGTCTCATAGTTAATGTCCCCCTCAATATTCTTGTTTTGCATGGATTTAGGAGTAACTATAGCACTCATCTCCCAAACCTCTCTTCTTAATTCGGACATTAACTCGTAGCAATCGTCAAATACTCTCATCTCTTACTCCTCCACTTTTTCGATTGTCCCCCAAACATCAATGTCAGAGATAAGTTTGAAAGCTTTAGCTTCCTTTACCTCTTCATTAACCCTTGTCTTCATTTTCAGGTTCATCTCGCAACCTGAGAAGTGAGAGAAGATAACTGTATCACCGATGTTGTAATCAGTTACAGCATCTCCTTTTCTCACTACCTCTCCAATAACTGGTTTACCCTCTTGAGTATTACCCGGGATAATGATACCAGATTTTAATTTCTCATCTCCCTCGATAACCTCTACAAGGAGCTTACTCGCTCCCACCTTTGTAATGTTTACATTGTCTCTGATTAATGAAATTTTCTTTTCCATATCTTTAGTATTAATTTTAATTGAATAGTACTCAACATGTTAGTGGGTTTATTGACCTGGTAGTTTGCAATCCCTAGCAAGGGTTTTCAATTTTGCTTTAAAACCAATAAACCCATCTTTAGCTATTAACTGCCTGCATATCCTTATATGGACCTTGTACTTCAGGCTCTCGGCATAATCTGGGTCAGAGAATTTCTCTAATAGCTCCAACATCTTTTTGGTTACGTCGTTCTCTTTCCCTTTCAATAGCTTGTGAAGATCCTTGTGGATATGGTATCCAGTTAGTAACTCAATGGATGACCACATATTCCCACAAAATAAAGTAACTGCTAGGTCTACTCCCTCTCCATAGATATACTCACCCATTCTCTGGATAAGAAGAAAGTCGAATATCAACCTCTTGGTTACTTCTGATGACCTGATGTTAACAATCATCCTCCTAGTATCATCCTTATGTCTCCTTTGAAATACCACTGAAAGTAGGCATCCCTTACCAGAATCATGTTGGTTAGTGAATTTATAGGCTATATTATATGAACCAGCATTAGCCCTTTCTTTTGCCTGTATTTGAGATTTTACAAGGTCAAGTTGGTTAAGGCTAAGGTAGTTCGCTATAAGACGGGTCCATTTTTGCAAGTGGTACCCGAAGAGTTTTGCAAAATCAAATTCAGGGTCTATCCAAGCCTTGTTAATATCTATCACCACATTGTATGCAATGAGTTGGGATGATACCCTTATCCCACTTTCCGGTAGTTTATCTGCGTTTAGGAAAAGATACTCATTGATCTTTTCCCAAGCGTGTTGTGTTGTAGGTGCTGTTAAATAAATCATATTAATATTTTGAGCGGATCCTAAACTCATTTATCTTGTTCTTCTTATAGTAGATATGGTAAATGCTTCTTGCTGTCATACCCACGAATGCAAAGAACCCAAACATGAACAAGGTACCCTCCATAAGTTTTACCCTGTAAGTTACCTCGTCTGTCATCATCTGAGTTTGTTTCCAGGGTTTATTCTTCAAGCAATTCCTTGCTATCTGGAATTTGTAGGTTGATCTCCACAATAGTTGGCACATCTTTTGGTCTCTCTCGATACCCAGTTGATTACCACCTCTCATGAACTCATCAGTGATTGGTCCATTGATTACCTTGTACCCAGGACAATATACCTTTCCTAGTACTGCCTTCGCCATCTGAGCACCCCTTCTCAATAACAGGTCAAGAGTATCATCTTCTGGTTCTGCCTCACAATATTTCCGGATATCTTCTTCCTCTATACCCGAGTAAATCAATAACTCAAGCCAGAAGTGAAGAGCATCTGCACATTCTTCATTGAAGTTCTGAAGGAATGGCATCATGTTTGAACGGCTATCCCCTTTTGAGAACATCTCCATCAGCTCATCGTAGGACTCATACCCCTCTCCCAGTTCCTCAATCACTCTTCCCACAAAATCCTTGATTAGGGATTGAGATACTTTTAAATTCACATTTACCGGGTACTGTGGTAGACCCTCTATCTTGATATAAGAATCAAGCAACACTTTCTGTAACCGATACATCTCAGTTAACCCTTTTCCCAGTGGGTAAACCACTTCTTCTTTTATGTCCCTTATGTCCATAACCTATTTGTTAGATTTATAATACTTTTTAATTAACTCTTTTAACCTATCTGAATCCAGGTTTAAATCCTGTCTCAATTTAGCTTTAATCTTTAATTTCGAATAGCCCTTTGATTTGTACTTCTCAATCAACCTCTTTGCTTCCTTAGCATCTTTCTCATTTAAATACTTGGCTTCATCCAAATCTTTAAAATCTTTCTCCTTTGCTAAGAGCTCTCGTTGAATTTTGTTATTTTGCATCTGAGCTATGGCACATATTTCAATGTCCCCACATATCTTACAATCCTTATCCCGTGGGTCATATTGTGTCCCGAAACATGGGTCATCTGGAGTACCTACCTTGCTCAAATCTATAGGTTTAGATAAATCAATGGTTTCCTCTGGTTTTTTCTTCTTTGCCATGTCTTGTTAATTTTTACTATAATAGTTTTCCTTTGTAATCTTCAATTACATTGAGCCCCTCATCCTTGTAATATTTAAGCCTATGTTTAGAATGTCTTTTCAGGTAAGTTCCTTCATCAAAGAAGTCATCAAAGTAGGTTATCTTCTTAGATTCATGAGAACGAAGAGCTCTACCCAATAACTGGAGTGCTTGGATAGCTGAGTCTCCAGATGCTAGGTTTTGCATATATTGGATTAAGGGCATATTCTGGCCAACCTTAATGATGAGTGACGCTATGAGAATATTGGTCTCACCTCTCTTGAACCTATCAAGCTTCTCTTTCCTGTCAGATACGTTGTGATGTATATACTCTATCTTTAGATAAGGGAATTCTTTCTTATACCTTTCGTATGTTTCCTCTACCTGAGCTATATACTTACATACTACCAAGATAGGTATATGTCCTTCTCTCACGTGATATTTAGCAGCATCTATAGCCCTGTCTAACCTTTCCACTCCATAAGTAATGGCAGCATCAAATTCTGATTTATAATCAGAAGCTCCAACTGGTTTGGTATTCCCCTTTCTCATCGTAATAATGATATTAGATGATACTCCCATCTCCACTAATTCCTTGTTCTTTATCACGAACGTTTCCTGCCCAAAGAAAGATTCAACAGTGATGTTCTTTACCTTATCCTTGTGTCTTAATGCAGTACCACTCAAACCAACTCTAATAGGGATTAGGTATAGCTTATTTAATACCTTTCTAGCGGTTTTACTCGTAGCAAGATGACATTCATCATATATGAGTACGTTGTATTGGCTTAGATACTTCCAATAATTCTCTATATTTCTCACCAGAGTGGGCAACATACATACCATGATGTCACCCCATTGAACTTCTTTCCCCTGCATATACCCCCAACTTTCAAACATATCTGGTAAGTCGTCCTTAAATTGGTTATATAGCTCAGTACCGTTCACGATAACTAATGATTTAGCCTTATACACTGAAGCATGGATTAGCCCAGCTATTAGAGTTTTCCCAGCATTCGTTGCTGCTCCGACTATACCTCTTGGGAATGGTACTCCCCCGCATGAGTTTTTAAGTATACTCCATGCTGCCTTCCTTTGGTAAGGTCTTCTCTTCAAATCTCCAATATGAACTGGCATAGCTTGGATTTGTGGTAGATTCCTGTTATCCTCTATATCATAAGGTACTCCATGATTCTCAATCCACTCAATTACTCTAGGTAATAGGCCAGTCTCACAATATCCCCTATCACTTACCATGTGTACTAAACCATCCCAACCATGTGGCATACTCGCTCTCATATAAAAAGCCTGTGGGTGACGAAAGGATAACTCCTTATAAAGTTTTTGGAGGACTTTTATATCCCCCTCCACTTTAAACTTATTGTTATTCAGTTTGATTGTTACCATTTGTCCCACTCTTTAATAGCAATGATTACCAAGAAAAAACCAATATAGGTTATGGTCAAGGCAGGTGGTACCCATATAGGTGATAAACAGGTACCATAAGAAATGTCTTCATAACCTAACCCGAAATACTTTACCAAGGTTAAAAATAACCCCATTACTATACAGGTAGAATACGTTACTACCATAAATTTTAGGAACCAGTTCCTACTCTTTCTGTCTTCATTCTTCTCCATTATCTAGTGATTTTAATTTATCCAAGTTTAACCATGACATTGATTTAGGTTTCTTAGCACTCACCCCATTCTTCTTCATATACCTGTATAACCTTTCCACTGCCTTATCTCCAACAAACTGGGATGGAAAGGGTATACCTCCTGTAAACGCTAACCCATCAAACTGAGCGTTCATATATAGCTCTGGTTTTACTTTCACCTCTGCAATATATTCAGCTGCTTTCACGAACCATATCTTTGATTCTGGTTTCTTTGAAACATCATCCACAATCCCTGTACTATCTAATACAGCCTTGTTATATATCTTGCAAAGAGTGTCAGTTATATCTTTATTCTTATCTTGTTTCTCAGCCTGTAAAGCTTCATACTCAGTACATATCCTGGAATGTAATGGTAAGAATTTATTTAACCCGTACACTCTCATCATCTTCAATCCCAGTGTACAGTACTGTATAAATGCTTCTCTGTTATCTAATTCAAAATCCTCAGCGAAGTCAACCGCATTAGAGGCTACATCTTTTAGTGTTGCCCATTCCTTACTTGTAGAAGTAATCAGGTTTATACCTCTATGCTTCATCTGTTTCCTTACCTTGAAAAGTATGGATGCAAATAGAACTGCACTATCCTTGGATGTTAAGGTTACCTTCTCCACCTTCTCTTGTATCTTCTTATTGCTAACTACTACTGCTCTATTTGATATCGAGTAGGGGCTGGCAAATTTTAATAATTGGTCAACTAGATTTTCTTTATTTGTGTTAATTGTAATTACTCCTTGCTTTTGTAATTTTTCTACTACTAAGAGCAAATTACTCTTCCTAATGTGGATGCTCGGTTCATTTCTTGAGGATACTGTATTTTCTTCCATGATTAATTGCCATTTTATAATTAATGAGTTCTCCGTAAGTTAAGAATTTATGCTTCCTTATCCTCCGTATGGTTTCTTTTTTACCAAGGTCATTCACATCCAGGTAAGTCCCATTAGATTTCTTATCTTCCCAATACACTACCCTTACCTTCTTGAAGTTCACCAGCTTTAATGCAAGGTTAACGCTCTCCACTAAAGCATCTGGGTCAAGTAGTAGATCTATAGCCTCGACTGGAGAAGAAAGTATAGTGTTAATCTGCCACTCAGTTAGTAATTTCCCAGCTGTAGCTATGGCAGAATCTCCTATTGTCTCAGCGTTGAAAGCCCCCTCACATAATTGAACCCTCTTATATAGGTATAGAGCTTCCATATTATATATCACGTATGCTTTCCCTAACCCTGTCTCATTCGCTACTGGGTTTTTGTATTTGGTTGTTCCAGCTCCCATCACTTTCCTAGCATTAAAATATACCAACTGGTCATGCATGATATAGGGGATTATTACATAGCCCTTGTATGGTCCTGAATCACAATAACCAAATCCCTTTTGAGATAGAGATGCAATGGAGAATCCCCTATTTTTAAGGTACTGCCTACATACTTTTGCTATGTGATTCGTACCGAATATAATATTATGGTACCCCTCTGGGAGTTCTAAGCCCTTGACTTTATTATTTATCTTTAGCTCTGACTCTGGTACCTTAACATCAAGGAAATCCCAATCACCAGAAAAAACCTGTTCCCAGGCTTTTTTCTCAGTTTCAGAATTGGTTAACTCCATGATGGCTTGTATCGGAGGTTTATCATACCCACACCTAAAGCAGTGACAATTATTCGTGATAGGCTTTACTCCAAATTTCCCCACTGCCCCGCAGAACGGGCAAGTTGAGTTCACCCAGCCCCTAGCTTTAGGTACTGCATGAAGGTTATGTATAAACCACCCATATAAATATTTTACTGTTCTCTTACTATACCTCGCCATAATGTGTATAACTTAATACTCGATATATAGTTCTTTTAGACACCCCGAATCTTTTGGCTAACTCTTTTCTTTGTAACCCAGATTCCCTTATGAACTTTACTTCTTCTCTTGTCAATTTACTATTAGGATGTTTTACTCCCTTCTTTGGGAATATACCATCTTCTATAGCCTGGTGTATGTTCTCTTTTTGAGTTCCCCAGTATAAGTTATCTAAGCTTAAATTCATGGGGTTATTATCTCTGTGACAAACATACTCTTTCCCATCTGGGTTAGGTATATATGTTATGGCTAATAACCTATAAAGAGATTTTAACCTGTTATATACATTTACATAAGGCCTATAAATTTTTACACCGGCTGAAGTCACATTACTCAACTTCTTTACCAATGCTACTCTAACCCAATTACCCGATCTGTTAGAATATACTTTAGCATCCCTAGTTATCCTGTAATTAGGATAACCTGGAATAACCTCACCATATTTCTTACAAATCTCCTGCATTATTTTTTCCTTTTGATTCTCCAGTTTCTTCATCCATCAAATAACTTTCGAATTGTTTATTAAATTCCATTGCCTGTTCTTTATTCAGTTCTCTAAACTTTTGCCTGTCCATATCCACATTAAATATAGCTCTCCCTCTAGGTACCCCATCACGATGTTCTATAATCTCTAGCCTTTGTAGCCCAGATTCCTCCTCCTCTTGGGTACGATTTAAACCAAAAGCCGCGTTCACGTGTCTTATCACGTCGATTGCACCCGCTATATCTTCTCCAACATACCTTGACCTCTCATGTTTAGCTCCGGTACGAGTCACATGGTTAGCTGACCAGTGTATCTCTATATTATGTTTGAGCATAACATTAGATATGTCTGTGTATGCTTCTGATATACGTTCTGATAGAGCTTCTTTCCCCGTGTTGGAACCCATCTTACCCATGTAATCAGTGATTAATACATTGGGATAGAATCCAAAGTTCTCCTCAAGTTCACAGATTAATTTATCTACAGAGTTACCATTTGTTATTAACGCGGGCATACGCCTAACAACAACCTCTCCACCTAACCTTTTATACTTTCTAAAGGTTTTCTTCACATCTCTATCGTAATCTCCAGAAAGGATTTCCATTTTGGTTTTGTTACTCATGCACTGTTCCAGACGAGCCATGTATTCTTCTTCACCATTCTCAAGATCAACCACCAAAATCTTCTTCCCCATTTTAAGATATCCCACTATCACGTTAACAAGGAAAGCTGTTTTCTTTTTCTTTGGCCTATCCACTATTACTATGGTAGCTCCTTTGGGATACCCACCTGCATTGGTTAACTTGTTGATTTGCCTGAATGGTGTTGGGAATATAGTTTGTACATCCCTTCTCATTAATTGTCTATCAGACAAACCCCCAATAAGAAAGGACCTTGTTAGGTCCTCTACTATTACTCTTGGTGATATTGCTTTACTTACTTTCTCTGAGAAGTTATGATATTTATTAAAATCAAGGATATCCATATTCTCAATGGTATCCTTCAAATCTAAATACTGGGCGAATTTCTCTGTTTGACTTACTATATACTCGGGATCTTTAATCGCTCCCCTGAATAAATCTCTGGCTAAATCTCTCACGTTATTTAACTCAGATTCCAATAAAGAAGAAGTTACAGAAGTATCCTGTAAAGTCTTTCTCAACTCCTCCATGTAAACTGCTTTCCCGGGAACTTTCCTGAATGACTTGTAGTAATCTTTTATGACCTTTGCCAGGATAGCGTGCTCAATCAAAGTGAAATACTCCTCTGAGTACAAGTTAACTATCTTGTATCCCTCTGGATGCTGCAAAGTGTATTTTAATATCTCGAACTGAAAGTCTGTATCAAACTCAAACTTAGCCATACATATTTTATGTTTGTTATATTAACCATTAGTTCCCCTTGTTAATTAAGCACTTAGGGCATAATTTATAATCTAATAGCATATTTTGTGCCTTAGGTTGTCAACTTATTAAATATTTATATTTATATTTGCACTATCAAACTATATAATAAAATCAGAGATATGGAAATTCACAGGCTAAAGGAAATGCAAGATGACTACGATGAAGAGTTATTCAACAAAATCTACAAGGATTGCAGTAAACTTATGGACAAACTCACTTTTGGTATTAACCCCCTCTACTATGGAGTTACAACAGATATTATCCGGAGCTGGTTTGATGATAAGTTTATTTATGTTTATAATAAGTATTATGGTGAGATGTCGGATAAATCGCTCAAGTCACATATCATCAAAGCATTGCAACAATTCAGATGCAGGATTCTCAGAGGAGCATACACCCAGCATTCTGAAAAGAATATTGAGATGGTTCGATTAGATGATGAAGAGTATCAGAGATATAACATGGATGTTATAGATGAGATAGAACCAGAAGTTGATGAAGAGCTCCTCTCTAAAATCAAGGACTTCATGAAACAAACATTAAGTGAGGATGCTTACTTCTTATTTAATTTACAACTCAACCCTCCCCCAATGGTTCTATCACATGACAAAGAATCCCAAGATGCTAAATGGGCAGCATTCTTAAATCTCCCACAAGAAGAATCCACCTACATTTACTTTGATAAACTCCGAGAAGAGATACAAAGAGGGACCAAACGATGTAGGAACAAATTCAAGGACCAGGTAACTACAAAATAAAAGGGAGAGGAATTAACCTCTCCCTTTCTTCTCACCATTAATTACCAATATAATAAGAGAAAACACGTTAATAATTCTTTGGGGCATCTTGGTAAATTGTCCATGAATAACACCCAGCTCCCATCATTAATGGCATAGTTCCTTCCCAATTAAATACCCCATTATCTATATCATTAATTATTACCTCATTCCTGTACCCATACCTTGACTCATTAAATCTACCATGGATATACCATTGTAACCCGGAACGTCCCCTTGAATCACAGAATTGAAGGTATTTATCTCCTGCTACTGGAGGTATACATGGGTTAAACCAGTAACCTCCTGTTGATGATGGACCACCCCAACATTGTACTGATATCTGCATGTGGAGAACATCATCTTTTACGAAGAGTCCCATACCATTACCCCAGGCATATTCGTAAGCGTTATATGTATTACCCACTATATATTGTAACCTACCAAAAGTTCCTCCAGATTGTGGTGTTAGGATATTATAAGTATCTAGGCCAAACCCACCTTTACCAGTATTCATACTCAACGAGCTAAAAAGTAATTGGATTGGGCTTGCAAAACCATTATCTACTAATACCCATTTCATAGACCCATTCCAATTCATAGCTTTAACTCTAACCCAGTCACCCACATATTTTAGGTATGGCCTATGTGGACCATTATAAGCGATACTCAAATCAAATGATGGGTCAACTATGGAATTAGGTAAAGCTATATGAAATAATAACCTTGTCCAGCCTTCTAGATATTGTTCTCTCGCCCATAATGAGTTTGATATATTACCTATCAACTTGATTACCTTCTCATACCCCTCCATCTCTTCTGTAGGAGGGTCAAGCAACAAACAACTCCTATGGTTACCATACCTTTGATTACCATTAGTTATATTACCTGTCCATCCAAAATTATTCCTTGCCGCTTCATATAATGGCTGGTAATCCAAGTAACTTATACCCACTGTATTGCTGATAATAATCCATTGGGTGTTATTACTATAGCTATGGATATTGTTACCATTTATTATTTCAGTTCCAGCCATTAACCCAGGTGTAACGTTAGCAGCAGGTACAGAACCCTTATTCCATGAATGTACTCTCCAGAACCCTTCTCCCTTTTGTTTAGAGGCTAGGATATACCCATTCACATATATGGGAAGTGATACTGTTTGGTCACCAGAACGTAATGCACCCACTCTAATGTTTCTCCCATCCACTTTAGCTCCACCTTCTGTAGCCCCAAACGTGATAATGATAACTTGGTTGTGGTCATTCCGAGTATCTGTGGGTAATGTCACATTACCTGATTTGGCAGTAGTGGCTCCAGAAGACCAAACCATGTTACTCAAATCTACTACCATGGCTTTGTATATATCAGCTGCAGGTAAAGCTGCTGAACTGGGAGAAGCTGGTAGGTTCAGAGTGGGCATGTATACCTTGAAGTCATTACTCTGATTGAGGTCATCATACTTGGTTTGAAGTTCATTCTGAAGAGCTACAAGGTTTGTCCATATAGATTTCGTCTTTGCCACTGATGTCATGGCTGGCTCAGTTTGACTCCCGTTGAGTTTGTATCCCATTGTTGAGTAGATAGTACTCAAATCTTGAGCAAGTGGCCCATCTATGTAGTCATGTATGCCCTTCAAATCAGCATCTGTTTGTACTTCATATCTCTTTAGCTCAGTGTCAAGGCTCAAGAGATTTTGCCAGATAGTTTTGGATATAGATATCCAGTTGATATTACTCGGGTTTTTGTCTGGGTAACCTATCCTATTCCAAATCTTAGTATCTTCATCGTTCAGGTACTTCTTCAAAGCTACGAAGTTCTCCCATACCGTTTTCAGGGTATTCAGAACTGTTTCCCCCTCAGGTTGTTTTTCCGGGAACCCAAGTTTATCCCACAACTTCTTTAACTGGTCATCAATGATGTAAAGGTTATACCACATCGTGTACACTGCATTAATGAAGTTGTAGGTGTTTGGTAACTCACCTGGATTAGCTGGATCCTCTGCACCTGTGTAGTTAGGTATACCCAGCTTAGCCAGCATGTTAAGGTCTACTCTGTCTTTCTCTTTTAACCAGTTATCCAAGTATTTGAGGATACTACCAAGCTCAGCGAATTTACCAAGTCCCCCTCTTACTCCAGCTGACTCCACATCATCTAATGACAATTTATCTGATGACTTCATATCTGCGGAACCAGGAACTGCACCCATTTGGTAGGTTCTTGCAGCTCCTGTTCCAGAGATACGGATTGTCATTAGAGGTGTGTCGTATTGATTTAATCTAGAGAGGTCAGATGAACTCTCAGCTGCTCTCAACGTGTATGTTATCTCAAACCTTACTGGTAGTGTTGTTCCCACGTATGGTCTTTGATAGTAAGCTACCAAGATATATAACCCCTCTTTAGTCTCACCTGGAACATTCACGTTAATGGGTTGTTCCTCATGTACCAAAGTACCATACTTGTTCATATACACTCCAGTGGGTGCTGATACTTCCCAGTTCTCTAGGGTTTTCAAAATCCCCGTTTTATCATGAGATACTGTAAACCCAGTTGAGGTTTTAGCCAATGTATCAAAACCACAATAGATGCCTGGGTTTATTATCCCAAGCATCGCTTCCCTTAATTCATAAGATAGAACTAGGGCCCTATGATCTGTAAATGTCTTTGCTGCCATATTATTGATTTCTTGTGTCTGTGAATTGGTGTAGTACAGTGATGTAATTTGTTTCTCTTGTTTTGATGTAACGGAGTAACCTAGTCACTAATCCTCTAGGCAGTGTAAACGTAATATCTAGCTTCACATTTACGGGCGTGAGATAATCTTCAATGACACTCGCTAGATTCTCCCTAAAATCTTCTGGGTATTCAGTATAGTCATTTCCAGGTACTACCGTAATATTTATTTGCTCGATAGCACAATCTGTACACCCATTACGATATTCCGAGTTATAATCATACCTGATACCATCCTTCCTATCCTGAGTGTAGAGAGTGTCATACCTTAACCCTACATCATACCTTGTTGTACTCTTCCTATAAGATTTGTGGTCCTCTGGTTTAACTCTCAACCCAAACAATCCCAAGAACATGTTCAACCCATTAATGGTTCCCCTGTTCCTATGTATGTGTACTGCATAAGCAAGGTAGTCCTTGTATTGCTCATAAGTTTGGAAGGTCTCATATCTCACGTCTCCCCATAGCCAAGCTATGTAACGAAGTAATCCCAGATGGTCTACTTCTGGGATTTTATCTATATTCTGCGGGTCATTAAGATACTTTAACCCCTCAATCTTGGGAATTAACTTCTCATCCCAATCATTCATGAAAGCTTCTGTAAACCTCTCCAATGGTCCCGCATCTCCCATTTTCTCTTTTACCTCTTCAGATAATTGAGGTGAGAAGTTAGGGTCATTTTGGTCATTTTGTTTGAACCCACTTGGTAGGCTCTCCATAAACCAGTTAAGTTTATGGAGAATATTATCCCTAGATAGTTTCATTTGCGTACTCGTGAATAGTTAATTGAATGTTCTCCACTTTTAAAACAGGAACTGAGTTGTCAGATACTGGAATATCTACGTTGTTCTTGTAGGTTTGGAACTCCCAAGAATCACCCTCCTGTATACCTGGGTTGTTGAGTTGTAACTTGAATATGAATACATCATACTCGAGTGTAGTATACCCATCTGAACCAGGTGTAGTAGATACTCCCTCGAATGTTTTCACTTGGGCTCCATTCTTAGTTATGATTATCGTCATGGTAGAACCAGAGATTCTTGAGATAATCAAAGCCCAATAAGCATTCTCCGTGGGTACATACCTACTCTCACCCCCCACTACTTCTTTCTTAAAGTCAATGTATCCAGGGAATGTGATTTGAGCTGCGTTGGGATTTTCTGTTGTGATTGCCTTTCTCCCGTAAGGTAATAAGTAAAGTTCATCCAACGTAAGATGGTCAACAGCATCCAGGTTATCTACCAACGCAATGATATCTGAAGTGTATATGGGTCTGTTGATATCTGAGTTGTTGTAGCTGTACTCGTTTACAAGGGCTGTCTCAACCAAAAGCTGGATACCTTGGGCTCTCTTCCCATACTTACCCCAAACAGTCAAACCTATATAGATTTGAGTTTCTCCAGCGGGGAAAGCCTGGACAGGTACTCCCAATACCTTTCTCATGTCAACGTAATCCTCGAGTTTCTTTAACAGCAACTCGTTGGCTTCTCCACCATTGTCAGGAGTGATATAGTAAGAGATACCTGTCTCACATGAGAAGTCAGCTCCTACTTTATCAACACCTGGACAAAGCTTGGCTATATCAATGAAGTCCTTGAAAGTTACCGCTCTATCTAGAGTTCTAAGAGAACAGCCAAGATGCTCCCTCATATCTTCTATGTTCTCCCTATCTGAACCACCAGTTGCAGCATTTGGGTTAGTTATTAATAATGTATAACCCTCTAATGCGTTTGAAGGTTCAATAGTTGGGTTACCCTGAAAAGCCTTGATAGTACCTGAATCCAAGTTACCGTTAACTCCTTGAGTTATGTTGTAGGATAACTTAGCTTCAGCTCCTGCCCTCGGTATAGCTCCCCTGATTCCATCTCCAAACTTAGCTACGAATAATCCCTCATTCACGTACTCAACCACAAATACCTGATCATAGGGACTTGAGAATCCAAGTGTCTCAACCAAATCCCATTGTTCACTGTCAATGTATATTGTACCTGAACCATCTGCGTAATTTGTGGGTAATGGTAATACTGGATTCTTACCTTCTGGTACAAGGCCAAGGTCTGTGTACTCATCTGGAGTAGTGGCACTCTTCACTGATTGTTCAAGGTCTAAAACTATCAAGTTAGAACCCTTTCTCATTACCACATCTCCCATTTGCCTGAATGGTACTCCATTAGAACCCAATAGAATGTTCTCTCCCTTGAATATAATATCTTGTTGGGCTTCTGTTGGGTTACCTTCTGAATCCATGAGTTGTACTGTTACCCTTGCAGTCGATGGGATACGGGCTTTAATCCTGTAATCAATCAACCTTGATAACTGAATCATGGAAGAGATGTGTTTGGCTGTGTAAACATATAACTCCCTTGCAGAAGTATCTACATAGTAATTCAACAACTCAGTCAGAGCAGCCATGTAATCAAGGATGATCATAAAAATATTGCTCTGACTATAATCTGTCATCTCTGGCAGTAATGTCTTCACCCTATTAACTAGGGTTGTTTTAATGGCTCTGTATCCCCTGTCGAGATACCCTACCCATGGATTCTCTAATTTCATAATGTATTGTTATTTAATGGTGTTATAAAGTTGATGTTGATGGCTATAGAACCATCTTGTTTTCTCTTGTATTCCACCACATCAACCTCACATCTGGTCTCTAACTGAACTACCTTATCTATCACTGTTTTCTTTATTAGAGCCTCTAACACTAAGTCATTTGGCTCCTTGATAGTTTGGTATAACCCAGTACCAAACTGTGGGTTGTATGGTCTCTTGTTCAAAGGGAAAAGGAGTATGTTATTTATTGAACTCCTTAACACTTTGCTTGTTCCCTTTAGTTGGGGTCTTACCTCTCCTGAACTGTTTTGTTCAAAAGTGATTGGGAAACATAACCCCGTAATATTTCTTGTTGCCATGTTATTTATGTGCTGGGTGTGTTAACGTCTTATCATCATATTCACTAGATGCAAATTCTGAGATTGTACCTGCATAAGGTACTGTTGGTGCTGAGGGAGAACCCATTCCCGCAGTAGGATGCGTATGAACTTTATAATCATTTATCAAAGACATTAATTCTTTTTGTAATTTGTTCAACCTATCTGTTAGAGCTCCAATAGCTACTGAATTCTCCCCTCCACCATTTATAATGGTTTTACCTTGTCCATCTAACTCAACTGAATCACCTCCACTACCAATTAGCTTGATTTGTCCTTGGCCATTCATCTCAACCTTAGATATGGTACCATCTTCCTCTATCTCCATAGTCAAGGAGGGTACTCCCAAATCTATGTTTATAGAACTTCTGGTCTTCATGTCTTCATTTTGGAAGAGAAATTCAAGGTTTGAGTTGAACTCATCTAGTTTAAATGAATTTCCTTTTGGAGTAGTTATTTCTATATAACTATTTTCTTTACTAGTATTTGATTCAGGCTGCTCAGAAATTAATAATTGGTACCCCTTTGGAGTTCTAAATCTATAAACCCCCTTTTTAAAGTTTATGACATCCTCTCCTTGAGAACCCTTCGAAGGGATATAAGGTCCAAAACTCCATATTGGCAAGTGGTAATCCCCATTCACAAATTCTATTAAAACGTTGTCACCAACGTTAGGTATAATAAATGAACCATAGGTTGCTCCCATCCATTGACCTTTGGGTACAGCTTGTACTGGTAATATACCTTTACACACTGATGGTACTGATACAGAAATACGACCTCTACCTGTTGGGTCGTCATTCCTAAACACTACTCCAGAATAGGTACCATAAAATTTACCTCTCCTCTCGAGGCCCTCTTCTATAATATCTCTTAATCGTCCCATTACTTTAATTGGCTTTGATCAATTCCCCTAGCTCTCGCAGCATCTATATAAGCCTGTTGGAATTTAGGGTCATTTGGTTTAACGTAATTAACTCCAGCTTCTCCAACAGCTATACTACCATCTGTTGGTACATTGTATTTGTCCACTCCCTCTTGTCCCATATCTGTAGGCCAAGCTTGAGGGTTAGAAGGACCATTCCAGATAAACCTGGTGTTTACTCCAAATATAACTGAATCAATGAACCTTCTCCTTATATCTTCGGGGTCATAGTTCGTGAACTCCCTTACCTCATTCAACATGACAGTAGAAGTATCACCTACTTGCCTACACATCTCCATAGTAGTTTTATATCCCCCAGAACCAGAGATTGAATGTCTCACAGATTTAATGTAATAATTCCCAGTATCAGCCCCCAAACCTGTTAGTTTTACTACCATACCATCCATGATAGTTGGGTCTCCCTCTATGGTAACAGTAGCAGTTACTCCATTCATAGATGCTGCCATCAATTTATTGGCTACATTCCAAACTGCGTCACTCGAGATTTGTGGTTGTATATAAAACAAATGACCCGAGAACTCATTGGGTTTCTTGGTTTTCTTGTTTATAGAATCTATCGTGTAAAACGTATTGTGTTTCACTTTTGTGATAGGCTCATATTGTGGTAGTTTAGCATTTGCTCCTGCATTACCATGAGCTGTACCTGAACCAAGTTGGTCTATGATTTTTGCAAACCCAGACCTATACACTGGATTACCTTCTTTGTCTTCTTCAGCCTCATACTCGTAAAGATATACCTTCTCAATACCCACATCTTTCTGTAAAGATTGGGCTGTGGCATAAGCTGCTCTGAAAGCATCATAATCCTCTAAGCTTACCTTCATACCATCTAACGTGTAGACAGTATTCTGGTTAAGCATTAACCCTTGCCTATTAGCTTCTACCACTCCTTGACCCACATATGGCCCCTCAGTGTATTTACTATCATACTCATAATAAGGTTTAGCCTCTATGTAGAGAGATGACGGAGTGTTAAACGCTTTTGGGTTATTGTTCAAAACCCGGTTGTATATATCCTCCATAGTTTTCAGAGCTGTATTGTATTGTACAACCTTACTCACTGTACGAAGTGTTGGGTCCTGTCCACTTGATTCAGCCTTATCCTTGTCTAAATCATCTGCATTGTATTTGATAGTACAATTAAGGATAGTGTTATCATCTGAATAGAAGTTGAACTGTCTTTGGTGGTTCCCAGTTATACCCCTACCATGAATCAAGAAAAGGTTACCTCTTCTCGTAACATACCAAGGTCCTTCTGGCATGAAGGATAATATTTGGTTTATTACAGCCATTATTTTATTAGCTGTGGTGTTTATAATTCTTGGTGTTAACAAGAACTCTTTCACTGAGTCAGGTAAATCCCCCAAATCTTTGGCAGTTACTTTCTTATCTTCTTCTGGCCTTTCAAGGATAGAGTTATCTCTATATGGTCCAAGATATACCTGCTCATCTGGGTCCATCCCAGGTGCATAAGGAGCCTTCGAACCACCACCTAAAAACCTCACTATAACGTTACAGGAATCCCATACAAATTGAGGTGGTATATAACCATTCCCTTTCTTCACCTTGTTACTCTTAAACCCAACTTTACCCTTATGAGTGATAACAAGTTCAAGGTTTTCTCCACATATTCCCATGATGTATTCAAGTGGAGACTGCATGATAGTTGTGGTTTGGTTATCTTCCTGAGGGCCATACTCATCTGTTTCATTCTCATCCATTATAGCATCACTATCTGGTGACATTATATCCAATGGAGAGGATAATGATGATAATGTTATATTTGTAGATAACCCCTTCTCAGTATATTTTCTTGTAACATCTCTGATAATGTAAGGGATTGTATCAGACATATTACCGTCTGTATACCCGAATGACATATACACTAAACCCTCATAAACAAAACCACAGGAATGTAATAAAGCTACATTCCTGGATTCAAAACCTAATTCTATGTCATCCTTACCGTCATCTTTCCACTTACAATCAAACATCGTTAACCGTATGTTTGACCCATCAGGACATATCTCTAGCCCTGTTGGAGTGGTTAAACGTACTGTAGGTATCCTAGTTCCCATAGTTCATTGTTTCAAGGTTATCCCTATTAGGGAAAATAAACTCTTTACCAACTGGTAATTCTAGGGGATCTGTGAATTTGTCTTGGTTGTATGCGGCTATGATAAACCATAAGTTATGGTTACCATAGTATTTCAAAGATATATCCATCAGAGTTTCTCCAGAAATAACAGTATGGTATATTGGATTACTCATCGTAAAGATAGGTACGTAGGATAAAAGGGCATCTGGTTGATTGGTATCTTCATTCCTATATAACCTACCTAAGTCGTATAGGTTAGTGTTTATATTCATCTCTGCGTGGTATTAATGACCTTGTATTGGATATCTCCCCAAGTGGGATTAAACTTAGATACCCTTTGCAAGGTTATGGTTTGAATGATATGTAAAGGAACTATCTTACTCTCTCCCGCTACTCCCGTGAATTGTTTAATCACGTATGGTGCTGATATGATAGTGTAATCTACATCCTCTACCCCAAGAACTCCTATGAGGTTTATCACTGGGGGTTGTCTCTTATACCCATCGGCTTTCGAGTAAGATTCAATCTTCTTACATAAAGCGAATACTCCAGTATAATCTCCTTTTGTAGAGTACCAATCAATATCAAAGGATACTGTATCCTTACCACCCAAGTACTGTAATGGTGGTGAGTTTCTTCCGAATGCACTGATGTTAACCCAAGTTGATTCTGGTTTGAAGTCCATATCACTGGGTATGAATGGTAACTCTATCTTGTCAAAAGAATCTCCCTTGTCAAGGTCATAGAATGCAAGGATGTATAATTTCCTACCGGTAACAGGTGTTTGTTGATTCTGCTCTTCTAGTGCATTTTTAATGGTTGAAGCTGCATCTATATAAAACGTCATTCCAGTTTGATTATACCCATTGTGGGCTTGCTCAAAATCTCCATTATTGATTAATGCAATTACTTTACTCTTATTTGTAGTTGGACCAATCTCTAATGGAGTTTTCTTATTTATAGCCTGGTCTCGGTTTCTGATTATAGCTGCATTGGTTTCTGGTATACCTCCTGCCTGTGGTCTCAACTCAGATTTCACGTATGGGAATCCCCTCTTAACATACCCATACCCCAAACCTGTAGGTCCAGTAGTAGTACCCAAATCCCCAACAAGAGTCTGAGTACCATAGGATAGTCCCAAATGTCCCAACGCTCTCCCAGCAAAACCACCAGGTACTGGGACATTCTTTAATGCGTATGACCTAGCAACGTCTATAGTTTTCTTCGCTGTAGGTACAAATTCAAATTTTAACCTTGCCATATATTAATCTCCCAGTTGTTCGTTAATAGTGTCTACTACCATTTTTTGCATACTTGCCCTGTAAACCCTTTGGAATGTTTCATCCCCTATCGTGAAATTCAAGTGGATGATAGGGTCTATGTTAGTCCTGTTTGAAGTGACTTCAGCTGGTGTAACATCTGAACCAAACTTACTTGCAGCAGCGTTTACTCCATATAGGTTCTTTATAATCCCAGGGTCTAAGGCTGATTTCATAGCTTCAGCTTGAAAAGACCTTAGCTCTCCTTGGTGAGTATTCACCCATTGGTCAAATACCCTTATGGGACTACCATTATCTATTAGGCCCTCTGCATCTTTCTGAGCCAAGTTTTTGAGTATCTCTGTTTGTTTTTTCTCCTCTTCATTATTCCCGGATAACCAAGACCAAAGAGAAGTTCCTATCGAAACTAACATGGTTATAGCTAATCCCCAAGGACCAGTTAAGAACCCAACCACTCTACCAAGTAAACCACCAATCCGTGTAATCCATGGTAAAGCCTTACTGAACCAACCTCCTATTCTGCCTAACCATGGCATCCAACCTAATAGCTTAGACCAGAATCCCACTTTACCAACATTCTTTGCTGCTTGAGCTGCTTTCTCAGCTTTAGTTGTACCAGGTGCAGTACCAAACCAAGATACTCCCCAACCCTTCTTTATCTCCTCTGCTGTAGCTGGCCTATAATTCTCTGGGGTGTATTGTCTTCTGAATTGTCTTGCTGCTTCTCTAGTTTCAAATACCTTATTACCTTGTTGTGGGTTATAGATAACCCATTGCCCGTTCATCTTTTGCGGGGCTGTCCATGGATTCTTCCCCTTTGTTGCTTTCACGTATCCAGCCCAACCGTCTGGCATTGTTTTCTTCCCTCTTGAGTTGGTGTAAACCATTGGTCCCATACCAGCTCCTCCCATTGCCATAGCTCCAGCAGCTCCTTGAGCTTGATAAGCTCTGGTAGTACCCATTACTGCAGCAGTAAGTCCCTGCTGGGCAGCAGTAGCTCCAAAGATAGCCTTAGTAAGAGATGACATAACTCCAGTGGCTTTTGTAGTACCAGATATAGCTTCACCGGTTGCAAGGTTAGATTTTATCTTTAAGATATCCATACCCATACCAGCTAACCTAATAGCCATTTTCCATAACCTAGATAACAACAGTACAGTAGTCATAGGTATTATGAATGATTTCACAAACCCATTCTGAGCTAAAGCTACTAACCCTCTTAATACTCCATTGATACCTTTTAATAAGAATTTCAAAGTTGGGGTTATAGCATCAGTGAATACAATCCCTAAGTGTTTCACCACAGTGATGAACTGGAGTATGTGTCCATATAGTGACTCCATCCTCATGTCCATGATTTCCTGTGATTTACCAGCGGAATTGTTCAGGTCATTTATGAAACCTTTTAATTGGTCTCCATCACGTATTAGCAATGTAGCAGCCCGTTTACCACGAACTCCAAAAAGATTATCCAATATATTTTGTCCTGCAATGGTACCAGTACCCACTCTCTTCATAGCTGCTTGGAGTTTCTCAAACACAACTGGTAGTGAAAGCATTCTACCCTGTTTGTCCATGAAGTCCTCAGTAGATAATCCAAGTTGTTGTAACGCTTTTACCTGCCTACCAGTTGCTTGTGGTCCTAAAGCCCTAGCAAAATATCTCATGGCATTCTCCATAGCAACACCAGCCATAGAACCTTGAATACCAGCATTAGATAACAACATCAACCCAGCAGTTAATTCTTGCAGGGGTATATTTAACGAGTTGGCAGTAGAACCAGCGTACTTAATACCTTGGGCTAAGTCAGTCAAGTTCGTATTAGCCTTAACAGTGGCAACAGTAAGAATATCCCCAACTGAGGCAGCATGTTCTACCCCAAGCTGGAAAGTCTTCATTATGTTGGTCATGATATCGGCAGTACCTAACTTACCTTGCAAAACTGAGTCAGTGGCTCCCGCTAAATTTACAGCAGCTGGAATAGAACCCATAATCTCGGCATACTTCATACCAGCCATACCCATATACTTCATAGCATCTGCAACTTGGTCAGAATGGAAAATCGTATTCTGTCCTAACTCCATTGCTAGCTTATCCATTCGAGCAAGCTCTGCATTGGTAGATTCTGTTACCGCTTGTACAGAAATAAGGGTATATTTGTATCTTGCTCCAGCTTCTATCACTCTACTTAAACCATACCAGGCTGAAGCCATGGCAACAGAAGTAAATCCTAGATTCCTGTAGAATTGTGATTGTGCTGAAGCCAAAGCAGCCAAGTTCTGTTTAAGGTATTGAGACTGTTGGTTAATACGAGTTGCGGGGCCTGAGAATTGGTCCCGCAACATAACCGCTAATCCTACTCCTAAAAGGGTGTTCGCAGCCATAATCTATTATTTTTCAATTTATCTTGAAGCTCTTTATTCTTAGCTTCCATCTCATCTATCGCTTTGTTTAGTTTCTTTAAAAGGCTAACCCTCCTTTTTGATGGCATCCTTAAAAAGTCTTCAAAACTCCCCACGTTAACATGGTTGACGGATAGGAATAGAAAGTCATTCTCTATGTCAACCGTGGAGATAAAAAATCCTCCAACTGAATTAAGGGGATATCCAACTCTTCATCCGGGTTATAAGGGTTTATGATTTTAGTTGTGATGCTTGAATTACCATCATCAAAATCTGCCATAACCTTTCTCAAGAAAGCCATGTCCTTCGGTGTAAATTGTTTGAATGAAGTTACCGGTACATAACTCCCGTTAAACTCTTGAGCCAATTCTCTACCCTTCAAAAGGGAGTTTGAGTTGATGTCATCTCCCAATTCCATCAAGTAATGTTCTAACCTACCATCTGGAATACGGAGTCTGAAATTCTTCCCTTCCATTTGGAAGTAAATAAAATTGTAGTCATGTACTTCTCCAGTTGCTGGAAAAGGTTTGATGTGTGACTCGTTATACCCTTCATCTTCTGGAGTAGCTGGGAAAGGCTTGGAGTAATCAAACAAATAATTGTTCAGATCTTCTTTGTAATGTACTGGTTCTGTTTTCTTATCCCATTGGTATTCGAATTCCATCTCAGCCCCCAATGAGAATACTCGAGATTGTATCAACAGATAATACTTATCTGACAACCTCATATCTATAATGTCCTGTAATTTGGGTTTACCCTTACCGAAAAGGTCTACCACTATATTACAGAGAAAAGCGTTTATGTGGTTACCAGCCTTGTTCAAACGAATGCTTGAGAGTAACTCTTCATCCTCTCCATTCTGCATTCTTATGATACAAGGTAACCCACTCGGTAATAAAAATTCTAATGTGTTTTCCATATCTCTTTAGTTTATATTGGGTAATAGTATAAGAACAAGTAAACCCAGGCCTAAGCCTGGGATACTTTAAACTATACCACCTGTACCGGAGGGAGAAGAGTAATAATCTACTGCGAACTCAATAGTTTCGATTACGTTGTCAGAACTCATACGGTCAAGCTCCAACCCGTTAATCTTGCATGGCCAGATACCATCGACTATGTGTTTCTCAGTAGTGATACCCAACTCATCTACCAATTCAATGGTAGCCGAGTCTTTTGCAACATCGATTGGTAACCCAACTCCAAGCATAGCATTCTGGATAGAATGTATCCATACTCGGAGAGCGTTATCATTTGCGTTATTGGGTTTCAGCTTCTCGCAAACCAAGTTGGAGAAGTGTACCATACCTGGTGTTTTCACCGGAGAGTTTATCTCTCCATGTTCTACTACATCGAGTTCAATATCTGGAAGAGTTACTCTCTGGAACTCAAATTCATTTCCTTTTAAGGAAGTGAAAGAAATCCTCCATTGGAATTTCTTTCTAGGGTTACTAAAATTTGCCATATCGTTTTTATGCTATTTCGATTCCTACTTCACCATCACCCTGTACGAGCATGATGTTTAATGTTACCTCAATCATGGGTACAATCAACCAAAGTTTCAGGTAAGCTTTGTATTTACCCATTTGAACGTCGTTCTTCTGGTTCACGGTTAGTGTATCAAGAGAACTTGCATCCTGATCACCCATGTACTCATACTTCCAAAGAGCTCTCGTGGATGTTCTTGCCAGGTTATCCAAGAAAGGTCTAATCTGGTTCCACATGGCTTTGAAAGTTACGGTATCACAAGGTTCTTTCAAGTAAGAACGGTATACCGGAATCATTGTATTCTTGATGTAGAATACCAAGAACATGGATGATACAAATGAAAGGGCTGAATTCGTCTTCTGAGAAGTGTATGAAGAAGTCCACTCAATTGAACCATCACGGTAAACCATCGCATTGATACCATGGTTAGCCAAGATGTTCAACTCAGAAAGTCTGGCTGGAGTACCAAAGTTCTGGACTACTCCCAATGCGTTGAGAACTGTAGCACTCTGTTTTGAAGCAGGGTCAAACCAAGCTCCACGGTTGTTGTGAGTCCATACTGTCAAACCGATTGTATCTGCAATCTCATCCAACTCAATCTCCATATCGGATGCAGTGTCATAGTGACGAATACCGCCGGTTGAGATTTGAGCAAACTCAGAATCTCCTATGGCTTCATCCTTTGCAGTTGCAGCTTCTTCAGCTTTTCCAGGAACAGCCAAGACAGAACCATAGTAAACCATATCCTGTCTCAACGTTGCATAGGCAACACCTGCTGTATGGATTGCATCTATTCTGGCACCAGGAACTGCAACAATCATTGAATCTGATACAGTGTCAAAGGCATGGAATCCATTGTCTGTACCATCTCCTATAAAGTCAGAGTCAGTTACAGGGGCTCCATCAGAACCACCAGCAAATACCGTGGTTGCAGGTACAATCTCTACCTTGGTAGCTCCAGTTAAAGTAGGTGCAGTTGCAGCTTTTCTGAAATTGAAGGTTGATGATAACTTGTTAAGGTTATTCAAGAACGTTTGTTTCTCCCACTCAAGATTCGGATCAGGCATGGGTACTGCCGAGTATGACTCACTTCCATCAGGATTTGAAGGCCAAGTCAACTTGATATCAAAAGCATTGGGATTACCATTTGTGGCAGCTTTCACTTCTACTTTGATACCATTGTAATCAGCACCTGGGTATTTGGGTTCTACCACAAAAATCTCAGATGCTGTAGGATCTGAATCAGTTGTGATGTTGGCTTTAACCGAAATAGCAGTTGCCTTCTTAGGTTCTACTTCAGAAGCCGTTTCACTTTTTCCCGCTCTATGAGTTACGCGGTTTATTCTCAATCTTGCTCCATAGGCTAACATCCGTTGAACGTAGATATGGAACTTATCCAAACCCTTGGCATCAGATCCAAACATGCTCTTCGGAGCGGCACCACCATAGAGAGCCTCAAATTGATTCATTGTGGAAATAAGGATTGAAGGATCATTGATAGGTCCTCTTCTCGTAACTCCACTTACACAAACTATCCCTGTGGCAGGTACCGATGCCTGTTGGGTAAAGTCCTGTACGTTTACATTAACTACTGGAGTGTTCATCGTTAAACTTTTTTTAGGTTTTATAGATTAAATTAAAGTATTGTCACTATTTCACTTGGAAATATAATTGTGTTTCGTTCACTTGTATAAGGTCCATGAAAAGGTTAACCTCAAGTAATGGGGATATCCCCTCTTCCTGAGCCCTTACTACAACTACATCCCAGGCATCTGGGATATTGTATCTGTATACATCTTCTTGTGCATCATTCTCAGCATTCGGGTATAAGTTTGAGGTTAATAACTCACAAAAGAAAGTGGGTAGCTCATCTGGTAACTCTATACCGTCATATACCATCTTCGTTATTTTGTGATACCCTCTCCTTGGAATTGCCTTAGCCAGAATAGCATTTAGAACTCGTCCCTGGTTGAGGTTGTTATAAACAAGGTGAATCTGCATGATATAATTTACTGGCTGAGGTGGTAACTCGTACCTCGTGAATTTACCATCTGTACCCAATGTGTACTGTGTTCTTCCCCATTGTCCAAACTCGCCAGGTATACATTGTACTGTTCTAACTACCATACGAGCGAACTTCTTCTCACCCATCTCAACTGGAGCCAGGTTATTCAACACATCAATACAGAACCCCTTCTCATCAGCTACCTTTCTTTGAGCTGCTTTGTAGGCTTCATACCCAGAAGTGGTTCTAGAGAATTTAGTGATATCAGGCATGTATCCATAGTGGACAGCTTCTAGCCTTAAATTCTCAACTAAAGTTCTCTCTATTAATGTTTGAGTAATTGATAAACTAGTTTCGTTCATTGGGATGCTTATTTTTTAAATACTCGAATTCTCTGAGATATTGACCTACTTATAAAGTTAGCAAGTCCTACATTACCACCGAGTTTCTCGTACGTTCTACTAAAAAATGGTCTAGCTGGCGACCTACCAGTTCCACCCTCCAAAAATCTTACATATTCATCCACTGTAACCTGGTTAGCATATATCTCAGATATCATACTACTAGGTGGTATTATATCACGTGGAGTGTTCTTCCTAATACCCACTGAAACTAACCCATATTTACCAGAATCCCTAAACTTCTGAACTGACCTGTAAAAGTTACCCATCATGTAACCAGCATGATCAGCCTTGTCATCTGTGATATAAGTTCTCTTCTTAGCTGCATATAGAGAAGAGTTCTCCACTATACCAATCTCAGCTCCCCCAGTTCTTATGTAATGTCTTAACCTAGTGTAATACCTATCTGCGAATGAGGATTGGGCTTCTCTAACTACTTGTTCTATCTCAGGACCCATGTTCATAAAACTATCAAGGGTATTGAGATCCCCCAATACCCTAATTTCTAGATTTCCAAAACCTAAGTTCCTATTTGATATTTTCCTATAATTAGGATTATCCCTTATGGTTGCCATCAGATTTCTGTGTTTTCTTTTTCAGCTCTCTTCAAAATCAACCGGTAAAGTAAGGGGTTATCACCAGCCTGTGCAACTGGTTTATCTCCTGATGGTCTATACTTGATACCATCAAGGTAGAAGAAATCCCTTACAGAGTCCATGTCCATAGATAAGTCCTCTTCACTACCACCACGTGTAAACCCTAGATCTTTCAGATACTTAAGGTTTATATAAACAACTACGTGTTCCTCGTCAAAAGTACCAGTAGTGGTTTCTGTATTCAAAGGCCAGTTCTTTATGGTATCATACATCACCAACACTTTAATGGTCCTAATTTCCCACTTAGAGTTGTCATCTGTATTCTCCCCAAACTGGTTCATTGAAAACAGGTAGTGGTGCCAAGTCAACACGTTCCTGAAAGCATCATGTCTGAAACGGTTGATGATTGACTTATACCTGTTCCAATTATTAATACCTACGTAAGCCATGGAATCTCCTCCTATTTCCGGTGAACTTCTGGACTCTGGGTCCAGATACTCTGAATCGTTTGTTATACAAGCTTCTGTTATCATCACAATATGGTACCTTAATTCCTATGCGACTTGCAAGAGAACAGATACCAGCAAAGAGTACGTCCATCACTGAACCATTCTCACCCTGTGAAGACAACAAATCTTTTAATGCGGTAGAGGTAGAATAAAACTCAACCTTAGTCGGGCCAGTTGTAATACTCTTGATATTTCCCCCGTCAGGTGCAGATTCAGGGTCTACCTCTGTAGATTGATCTTTGGAATTGTTTCCCCCACCAATGAAAGCTATGAATGAACCCATAGCTGCCATCTGGAAAGCGTCGTAAACTACTAACTTCGCGATTAATGAATTACACATATCCTCGAAGTTCTCGCAACGTAACTCTTTAGGGATTGATTCAAACCCAGGATTCATAAACAACTCCCAATATTTCTTCTTACCTTGAACCCATTTTGTATCAAGGGTTAAGTTACTCGGTAACTCAAGGTCTATGTATTCATTAACTGTCATAGGTCAACTTCTATCCAAACTTGTTCTTTTCTATCTAAAGCTTCCTTAATCATCTCGTTTAACTTATCCGAAGCCTTCCGAGAATTAATAAGCTTTCCTTTCTCTTTGTTTTCTCCAACTAAGATACAACCTAATGTATCCTTAGCTGTATTACCCGGGTGAATCATTATCCCTGTGAACTGGGGTACATTCTCCAAGTAGGGCATTACCCTTTTGAATTTAGAGGACATAGCCATAACTACTTTGTATTTCCCAGCCGGAATAGCTGTCTCACCATAAATCTTCTTCTCCGAGTTTAAATCTCTCACTTTATCTTCCAACGTGTCGGAGAATTTTGTACCATCAACCATCAGAACTCCAATGGTATAGGTCTCTTTCTTGTATAATCTTTTAACTTCTAGCAGCATTTTTGTATATGTTATCTATGAATTCACTTCTAAATTGCTTGTAGAGTATCTCTATGTTATTTTTAGCAACACGATATTGATACCCATCTTCACAATATATTTGTTTTAACATTGTGTCCTTCAATCTCTCTTTCCACTCAGTTGGGATAAAGAAGCTCAATGGAGATCCCTTGAACTTGAAGCTGAGTGCTCTTTCCCTATCATAAGATATCACGTTAGATGATAACATCTCCACTTTCTTCTCCACGTTTTCCCTGTTATCAATATGGTTATCCCTTATAATTTGCTCAAGATAGTTTATCACTCTAAGTTGACTCTTCGCAAAGAACATATCTGAAAGATCATCTACCTGTCTGGAAGATATCTCATCAGATACCCCTTCTACTAGAGTCTTCAGTAGTTGAGTATGACTTTGTAATAAGTTCCCTTGGTCTATGAGAGTATTTCTAAGTTCTACCATCTGACCTAAATACTCCCTGTTAAAAGAATCAGATTTCCTATTATCCCTTATCATGTTCAGGAACATTACTATGAACCCGATAAACAGAATTGCCATGGCAACTACCATGGCTGATTGTTCACTAATAAGGTTTGACATTTTATTGACAGCATCTACTGCTGATGTTATATCTCCAGGCGATGTTTGTAGTATCATATTTTTAAGGTTATGAAAAGTAGGGAGAGGAGAGATAAACCAGGCTAAACCCCTCCCTATTGACAATGATTAAAGAACTCATCTATTACAAATAAAGTCTCGACTAAGATGTTATGCTGATATTATACTCTTCCACAGACATTGTATCTAGAAATGGTAATTTTATCCTCAAAACCCCCTTAATATTAGGAATAATAGCGTTAGTAAATGGGATAAATGTCCCTGACCCGTCTACATTAAAGGCTATGATTGGAAGAAGCATATTTGTTAAAGGCACTGGTATATTGGCCACAAGTAATTCTATACGATACTTATCACGATTGTATATACCCTCAACCATACTGTTACAATTCACGATATCGACAGAATATGACCTACTTAAATATACCCCTCTTGGTAACCCATTTGCACCTGATTTAGATATCTCCAACAGAGTCCCAGTGGTGGAAGTAGTTTTGGGTTGTGCTGGTACCATGTTGGGTTTTACACTATCGTTTGTAATACCTGTACCCCCTGTACATACATATGAACTTTTCTTCATCAAATCTGCAATATATGGGCTTTTTGTAGTACTTGGTAACATATTACCCATGTACGTAAGAAATAGTTGATCCCTGAGTATATCACTGATAGTGTAGTCCCAATATGCAAAATCCTGTATATACCCATTCCACCAGTCATAGGGTTGAGTTGTAGTTTGGAAACATCTACCAAGCCAAATATTCCCATCCCAACCTCTATCTCTACCAGAATAACTAATGGGTCCTGCATGTGGGTATTCACTTGGAGTTATAAGACCATTAAGTACACCATTCAAATAAAATTCTACTGTTCTATTAGTCCCACTAAACCTCACTAAATAGTGATTCCACCCATTCTGAATAAAGGTACCTCTAGTTCCACTACAAAGCTGGTTTCCCCCACCGTTATAAAATTGAAAACTTAAGGGGTCATCTGATAGTGGTACGTTTGACATCTGTCCTATGGCATATCCTAACCCAAGTGAATGGTTACCCCCGATTACTCCTCCAAGTACACCATCTCTTGTAGTATTATTTTTACCCATAGAAAAAACACAAACTGATATAGTAAAATCCTTACCCTTTGTAATTGGGTCTAATGTTAGAGCAGCACCCCCAGATATCAAATCCCAACATTTAGAGTGGTTAAATCCAGCTGTATAGGATTCTAATGTACCAACCATACCAATAGGGTTGTGGTTATTACCAGAATAATCTAAGGCATCACCATTTAATGGCATAAATATGGTGGGTTCATAGCCTAAGATAGGGCTATTGAAATCTGGCCAAACTTTCTCCCCATTTAGCCAAGCCTCTTTCACACTCTTACCACCCAAATACATAGATTTTATACTTTTACCATCTAATTTTATAGCCATAATCCTGTAATTTAAGATTCAAGTATAATATATAATACACCTGCAGCCCCACCATCTGCTGTTGCTACCTGTATATCATTTACTCTTAGAGTAGAGGTTGATTTAACATACTTACTATCATTCTCCAACTGACTCACTTTTGTAGGAACTGTTGGGATAGTGGGTTTATTAGTTAAATCGTTATAACTTCCTGATGTAGCTACAGTAGCCAAGTTTGGAGTACCTGACAAATCACTATATTTACCTGAGGTAGCAACTGTTGCAAATGTGGGTTTAGAACTTATCTCAGACCATGAATAAGCTGGCTTCTGAGCTTGCTTAGCCCAACTATAAACATCTGACGCAGGCATTGATGTTGGGAAGTCAGTGATTTGAGATTTAGTATGAGTGTGTGAAGCTGCTGCTGCACCAACATCAGAATAGATCAAAGATATGTCAGCAGAAAGAGCTTTGCCATTTACTTTCCTTGTGTTGGGTACAGCATTCGAGATATAACCCAAAGATTGTACCCAATCCTCAGTAGCTACTACCTTAAAGGGTGTATATGTATTACTGTTATAAGGAGTTGTCCTATACCTTAATTTACCGGCAGTTGTAGTGTTAGTTTGGTCAATATATAACTGAGTAGCCCAGTGACCAACTCTACTGTTAATTTGTAACACAGTAGCGTAAGTAGTTGGAGTACTACCACTATGGTCTAACACCTGTAACAAGGCATTAAAAGTTTTATCTGGAGCAAGAGTATCTGACCATGATACTCTCTCCGAGAAAGTTAACTTAGTACCTTGTACATATCCACCAGCTAATACATTTGACAGTGATTGTATGGCTCCCTTAGAATAAATACCAAGTGAAGGTACTTTGTTATAATCTGCCCATCCATCTGATACCAATAAGTCCTTGACATTAACCCCTTTAGCAGTACCCAGACCAGCAGCTATACGATTTTCACCACCAGTAGAATGAGTATACCAACCAAAGCCTGTTGTTGCTCCAATTTGTAACCCCCTTCTTGCTTGTATTAATCCTGCCATAATATCAGATAAATTAGCACCAGTACCGTCGTAGAAATTGTATGAAGCTATGGCTGTTCCATCCTGAGTACCTAACGCATTTCTATAGTTAATGACTATGGTTTTTTGAGTTTTATTAGCGAAATTAAACTCGTTACCATGAGCTATAAAGTTATTGTCACTTGCTCTAATAGCGAAATCTACATCTCGAGTTAACTCAGATACCTTACTTGGAATCGCTACTGAAACAGCTTCAGAACCATTGTAGGTTTTGGATTGGTACCCCGTGAACGTTAGAGCATAAGGATTAGGTAAACTTCCCGGTATAGAGGGGATCGTTGGCTTATTGTTTAGGTCATTGTAATCCCCTGATGTAGCTACAGTGGCAAATGTAGGTTTCCCAGATAATGTTGCCCATGTAGGATAAGCCGGTAGGTTTCCAGAGTGGTATACTGTTTTATTTCCCCACTGTAACCTGTTTTTATATACTCTCAATGTATTCTCTGAATTGTACTGATTACCTTCAGTACAAAGATAGAGGTACTCAGGAGTTTCATTGTATCCATAAATTCCCAATGCACCAATAACTTCTATATTACCAGTAGCAGCTTTAGTATGTCTTAAGACATAACCAAAATCCCAATCACCAGTTCTTGAACATACAGTACTTACACTTTCCCCAAATAAGGGGCTATCCAACTCTTTATAATATTTGGTAAGGTCAGAAGTCTGAACTGGGTTAGCTAAGTTATAGGCATCCCAAACTTTGTAGTTACTTGACCCTCTTACATGTATAATATCCTCAACTGTACTCCTCAGGTGAAGTGGGAAATTTATAGTACCAACACCCACTCTTGTATTATTTCCAGAAGCTATAGTTCCCAATATAGTATAAGCCGTAGTACCAGGAACATCATACCCTACAACCCCTTTATCTACTGGGAATGATACGTTCCCAGTCATTTTACCTCCTGATAATGGAAGGTATTTTGCCAAGTCTGTTGTTTGTACAGGATTGGGAAGGTTGGCAGCATCCCACATCTTATAATAGGCACTTCCTTTCAAGTGCATCACATCCATAGAACCACCAGTCCTTGCTACTAATGGTAAAGCATTTGACCCAACGTTAACCCCATTATCATTACCGGATGAGATGATTCTTGCCAACAAGTAATTATTACTTGTTGTAGGTGCAGTACCTAAAACCCATGTTTTATTCTCTGGAACGTACAAGTTCCCAGTCATGGCATGGTCAGCTCCACCAGCTCTTGGGATATAGTCTGTTCTGATAGCAGTTAAGTCATTCAGAATGTTATCAATGATATCTGGGTTATTCTTCAAAGATTCTGCCAACTCTTCGAGAGTATCCAATACATCTGGAGCATCTCCAATTAAATCTTGGATTTTCTGAAGTACGAAGTCCTCAGTAGCTTTAGCATCCCAGGTATCTTTATCCTGTTTTGTCACGTGAACGTTACCATCAGCTATATGAGTCAATATAGGTTGAATCCTACTCAACTCTGACTGAGTGACAACGTTTAAACTCGGGTCATCTATTGGTTCTACCGAGATACAGAGTTTATCTACCTTATTCACTGACCAGTCGGCTGGTTTTGTTGTAGAAGTTTCAGGCACATCAACATCAGGCATTTTAGCTGATGGTGTGAACGTTATCTCAATAGTTAGGAAATTATTACTACTCGGGTCAAGAGTGGTAGATGTTATATCTATCTCATCACTTATCACTCCATTGATATCAGCTGCAGCCAAGGTTGTTTCTCCTATTACTGCACCAGTTTTACCATTCTTAATTTGGATTTTTACAGAAGCCTGTTCATTCGCTAGTGTATTAAAATCCATCGAGTAATATAATTTGTTAGTTAGCTTAATTCTATTAACTAGATCTCCAGTTAATATCACTGTCCCCTTGATTGAGTTTGTTGTCCCAGTCATCTGAGAACTCTGGTTGAGGAGTAAAGCGTTATTATCCCCACCACAAGCAAAGGTTAAACCAACTCTGTAATTCCAATAAGGTGTCAAGGGTCTACCTGTTCCAGTACTACCTTGTACATACGTTGCATATATGGGGTTACTGGTGTCAAGGATAGAGTAGTTGAATCCCTCTTTAGCCAAATCAAGGATTTGTTGTATCTGCTCGTAAATCAAAACCTCACCGGGTTTGTCACCAGTGTTGGATGAATTCAATTTTCCACTCTCGTTATACTTCGCTATTTTACCAGCAGTGGGAGTGGCAGTAGCTTCACTAACATCTTTGAAATGTTCTTTAGGGTATAACCCACTCACTGAAGGAGTGGCAAGTGGTATCTCGAACCCATTACCAGCAGTGTTTGTGATTATGGCTTTCTTACCAGCTTCATTATACGTGTAATTGAGGTTTACCCACCACATAGTTTTACCGATGACTCTCCATTGAGAACCATCTTTCATGGCTACATCACATGATTCAAATTCTTGTGATGTTATGGCGTCAGTAATAGTAGTGTTTGGTGTAGCTAATTTAGAAACGTAAAAGAAAGCCCCATCCTTATGTTCATTTATATTCGGTATCTGAGCTGAGTTGGAGGCTTCTCCGATAAAGTGAGCCACTTTACCCATATCCCCAATCGCTGAATCTACCAAATCAAGGACAGCCTTCTGAATAGTTGCTCTGTAATATTTACCATCTGTACCCAATACAAGTATCTGGTCATTGGCAACTACAGAGTTTTTACTTCCTTGTCTACCTATGATAGTATCAATATAGGCTTTCACTATCTTATTAGAGATAGCTTTTGCAGAAGTATCTGACATGGTTTGGTCCACTATCTCTGGGTGGGCGTTGGGATCAACCAAGTGTTCTTGAAACTCTTGAGCTAATTCCTCTCCAGTTGTACCAAGGTCATTGATTTGGTTCTGAAGGTCTTTGTCTTTGTCTTGCAACCTGGTGAACTCAGCATCATGTTTCGCTTCCAGGTCATCAAGAGCCTGTTGAGTAGCGTTTGATACTGGTTTATCCAAGTCAGAGGTGTTATCTACATTACCAAGACCCACATCAGCCTTAGTAAGGTTAATATCTTTATCTAACGTGTAACCGTTAATTTTTCTCGTGATAGGAACATATTTCAGTAACTCCTTGTATACCTGGTCTCCAGTTACAAAACCTTGTGAGTCCTGTACTACTGAACCACTGAAAAACTCCTTGATTTGATTCGGGGTCATTATCTCGGGTTCTTCGAGCTTACCCTGAACCATAAGTTGCTCATTTCCAGTTAGTGGCATCCCAATTAAGGGGAAACTATCTGGAAATATTACATAGTCTCTTCCACCAAGAGGTTCAGTAGCTTCTCTGCTACTTCTTAAGAAATAAGGAACGAACGGCTCATTGGAAGAAGGTTCTATGGGATATTTAGGATTATTCTTAAAATTACCCATGGCTTTAAGACTTTTTAAACGAAAAGACCGAGTTAACTACAAGAGCAACTCGGTCCAGTGACAACATATTGATAGTGTTTAATTTACTTTTCCTCTTCGGTCTCCTCTTCAGAGTTTTTCTCGAGTTGATAAGCGTAATCACGTTTCTCTTCAAATGACAGAGCCTTGAAAGATTTTTGTTCTTTCTTCTCCAACTCGTATGTTTCAAGGACGTAATTCGTAAGCTCCTCTTCTGTTTTAGCAAAAACATCCTCTTTACCGGTAGAAAGCAACTCCACTCTCGCATTCAGAATCGTATTCTCTTGAGTGAGCTTCTTTACAGTCTCAGCTGCTTCTGCCATACCTTTGGTAAGGTTTTCGATTTGTTCGTTTGCGGTATTCAACTCCACTAAAATTTGAGCAGCTTCTTCTTTCTCAACTTTTATACCGGTGGGAGCTTTTTGACCCATTTTCTCCATGTAAGCCTCTACCTCTTCCGGAGAAGCTATACGGATATGGCCATTACTGAGAGCAGTTACGAAGGTGTTATCCATCATAGCTCTATCAGGAAATTCTTTGATTTCACCTGGAACCAACTTAAACCTAAGGATAGGTGAGTAAAAGCTCAATGCTTTGGCCCCTAATCTAGCATATTGTTTTGCCATAATTATAATTTTATTGTCCGTACTCTATATTTTTACTAGAAACGAGTATGGGGAAGGTATTTTCCCTCCCCATTAACTCATTTTAGTTTTTCAGCTCAACAATTTGTTTGGTGTCAATATCGAAAGCTGGCGGGAAACCTGCAGTTGCAAAGTCTTTGGTCTTATCCAAGATAAGGACAGAGTCAGCCCAAAGTTTGGCGAATCCAACTTGCAGAGAAGCATAGAAGGCCTCAGTTTGGTTTGAAACGATTCTCTCAGATTCAACCTTCAATGGGAACCCGTTCAATTTCAAGAGAGCGGCTGCCTTGTCAATCATCAAGATTTGGTCGTCATCCACTGCACTATGGATAAAGAAATCCAAATTCTGCGGAATCGGAGTTTTAATGTTTAAGTTTGCACGAGTCGTACCTGATTCACGTTGGCTGAACTCCGGTAAATCCAAGATGTCGATTGCCATATCTTCACCACCAATCAAGGTAGTCGGGATACGACCCAAACGAGACATCCGAACCAAAATCTTCAGCAAATCACGGTAAGTAACTGTGTTCTGAGTTTTAACCCCGATAACCGGAGCAGCTTCAGAACCATCCTTCTGTTCTCCATTGATAGCACACTCGATAGCCAATCCGTCAACTACATGTCCAAGCAATACTCCGAAATCCTCCAAGAAGATAGAAACAAGGTTCAGAGAAGAATACATCTTAATCTCATCAGTTAATGAGATACCACGACCAATTTTGAACATGGTATATTCTTTCTGACCGAAAGAAACAGCTCCTAACGGAATTGTCTCAGCCTCATTCACTTTTCTCGGAGCAGCATCTGACATGTTGATGAAAGGTACTTTCATAACGGGACCAGACATTTGCTCTTCTCCCCGGATGATGTTCGGATAAATGGGTGCTCCACGATAACCTTTTCTCAAAGCTGCACGGAAAATCTCCGGTACAATCCAACGGATTTGGTCAACCTCTGCTTGGTTCAAAATCATGGATACAGTATCTTGGTTCGGGTTAATACCCATCTTGTACAGATAGGAATCCCATTCCATATTATATCTCAATTTCACGTAATCCTCAACAAGGACATCATTTGGTCTTTGAGGATCAAAACGCAAGGCATTCAACTCATCGAATACCGTTTTAACTTCCTGGCGGAGTTTGGTTCTCTCAGCCTTTTGTTCTGCTGTTAACTGAATCATTTTATTTTTCATATTATAAGTTTCACGTTTCTTTAGTCAACAGTTACACTGATAGGTGCATCCAATACAAGGATACGCATTTCAGGAGTGTTGTCGTTCTCACAAGGTTCCATAGCAATGGCTACCGCTTCACCAGTTGCTGCCAACTTCGTTGCAATCAAGTGGGCATAGTGACCAAGAGCTGTTTCCGGAAATGTAGCCGGTACTCCGTCTTCTCTCGTTACAGTTACTGCATCACCAGCTTTGAAAGCTCCGGCTGATTCTGCATAAAGCATCACGTGTGAAATGAGGATTGATACCGTGGTAACTCCCCCTGCAACTGCTCCGTCCAAAAGGTTGATACCGATATATCTACCAGTTCCGTCATTCACGTATGATTTGATTGTACCTTCCGGCATCAGCATCACTGGTTCACCGGGAAGAATAGGTTTTGTCTGGGCTGTATCAACCACAAATTGGTTGGCCATTTTGTCCTGTTCTCTTTTGTAAATAGCGGTAAACGAAAGTCCACCGAATTGATCTCCGTACATAATATCGAATTTTTGATTGTTATTAATTTCCTGCAGTTAAATAAACTCGGGTCTAGAAGATTACTTATTCTCTCCCTTAAAGTCTCTCTGGTAGATGAAATGTTCACGGATCTCATCCAGAGTTTTCACCCCCTCGTTCTTTTTGTCTTTGTCTTCCTGGTTGTCATTTCCCTTGAATGAAGCCCGAGAAATATCATGGCCTCCGCAAGCTTGACAGGTAAGCGGTGCATCTTTCTCAACTTGAGTCTGGTACTGAGAAAGTAGAGCTTTTGCCTCTTTCACATCAGCCTTGTTAATAAGTGCAATGATAGCTTCATCCTCCTCTTTTCCCTCTTCCAAACTCAGTTTGTAGAAGTTTGTAGCCTCAGTTCTCAAGTTATTGAGATACTCTTCACCGGCATTGATGAATGACTCTTTCTCTTTCAAAGCTCTCAACTCGGTTAACTCAGTAACCATAGCGGAGAATGATTCCTGGATTTTGTCCCAACCAGTAATATCACCTAGCTTCAGAGAAGCGGGGTCTACCAGTTTGTCTTGATTAGCCTTGTATTGTTCAAGGTTAGTCTTAATGTTCTCAGCTGTCAAACCTGATAAACCAAGGGTTTGAGAAGCCAAATTAATGATCTCTTCTGGGGTCATAACTTTTTGATTATCCTGATTAATATTTAATTTGAACAAACCATTGAAGCTGTTCGTCTCCTCATTTAGAACAGACTTAAGATTCCTCCAATCTACATTGTAAGCAAAATTGGTCTGGTCTACTTTTACAGATTGTGATGATGCAAAGTTAGGTAACACAATTTTACCGTTCTCATCAAGTTTCTTCGCAAATGGGTCTGCACCATGAGATACCAGAGATAACTCCATGTAATACATAATCTCAGTGGCTATCTTACGAACCAATTGACCTTTCTCATCGTAAGTACCCATTTTCTCGTAGAACTCCCACTCTTTCTCAAACTGATGAGAAGGCTTCCACCTGTAGACTACAGTACATGAAACTGAGTGGATAGAAGGTGGGTCCATGTTAATACCCCTTGCAATGTTGGGGTGAGACTTAGCATCTATCTTCAAACGAGCATTGATTCCAGCCGGGATAGTTTTATCTCCAACTTTGTAGGCTTCTTGCCATACATTATCAACTACTACCCCAAGCTCGTTACCAACCTGCATATCATGGTTAGGATATACAGATTGACCAACCATCAAACCCATTGATTTCTTCAGTACCTCAACAGGGAACTCTATCAGGCCTCTACCAGATATAACCACTGTGTTTGATAGCATTCTGAATAATGGTTGGATAAATTCCCCATCTTTAGCTGTAAAGTCATCCTCTTTAGCTTCCGGGTAATAGGTATTAAATGCAGGTGGGTCATTCCAGAATCCGAAACTCGATTGGTCCTTCATGTTTTGACCCAACTCCTGTTTAAGTGGAAGTTGGGTCGGTATATTAGATGCAATCAGAGATCGAATTCCACAAAGTGTGACCTGCTCTTCGTAAAAATCTTTCATGTTATTTCACTTTTGGTTGTGGTTTATTTTTCTCCCGAGTCCTCTTATCAGACTCATCTTTTTCTTTCTCTCTCGTTTGTTGAGCTCCATTCTCCTCAATGGGTGCTCTCGGTTCTTTTTGGGCTGGGGCATCATAACCTAACTCATCAGCAGCTTGCTCTTGAGATATAATACCCATCATGTATTTGTTAGATACATTCCTGATCTTGTATTCCTCTGCTTGCTCTGTTTTGAGTAAGTCTGTGATTGTAGAAGGATTAAACTCTACTCTCAAGGTTTTGAACTTGAATCCAGCCAACAATAGCTCATATTTATAACCAACCTCCAAGTCAGCTGCAACTATACTCTGGACAGCCCTTAGTTGAGATAACATCTTGGTAAAGATAATACTCAACCCTGTTTCCGTACCTCCATTGGTTTTTAACCCCATGAATGTTCCAGGATATTTGAGAGAGTTAGCTACCTTACGTTGAGCTTCTGAATATAGGTCTGCAACACCATTCATATCCTTGGTTGTGGAATGGAACTCGAAATTGTGGTCATCATTGTAACCAGTTACCACTCCATTAGATACTCCCTTCATAATCTCAGCTTGAGTTTTACGTAGGAAAGCATCTAACTTACCGAGGTATGCAGAATCACTCTCACCGTCTTCTTGAGTAGGTTTCTCAACTTTAACTTCAAGGAATCCAATAAGACCCATCAAAGTTAAGAGGTTGTCAACGTTCTCATCCATCCGGTATAACTTGGCTATGGTTCTCAATGCAGGTAACCAAGGTGGAATCCCATAAGGTACTTCTGAGAACCCATTTATAGCGAAGTACTTGTAGGTTCTCTGGTTCAGTTTCAGGTAAAAGTCTTTAGGAAGTGTTACTGGATTACCACCATTGGTACCCACTACATATTGGTACGGGAAATAACGTTGTTTTCTAGAATCATATACCCAACGTATATTCTCTGGAGCAACCATGATACATGATTTAACTCCTTTCAAATCGTTGTCAATCACCCACTCATTTGAGATACAACCAGTAAGATAGGCCTGTGCTATAAGTTTACTGACAAAGTTATCCATGTTAGCAACTCCATCAACCCAAGTTTTACTTTTCTCAGAGAGGTGATCTCTCATTCTCTTCACTTGGTCTGCAGGTACCTGTGGGTCGAATTTGATTTTGTGGCCAGTGTTAGTTAATAACACCAAGTCATTTAACGCTAAAGAAAGGTTATCATCCATGATAGCCAGTTTCCTTATCTGGGGTAATACCTTCAATAGTAGGTCTGATACGATTAGTTTTTTGCTCGGAGATAACTCATTCACAAAAAATTCATTACCAAGCCCAATATCTAAATATGTAGACCTCCCTGTTGGGAGAGATCTGGGATTGGTAGTTACATCCATTACAGAACCTCCTGCAAAGGCTTTGTTTTTAAGCTTTACCATATTAAATCGGATTTGTTACTAAGTTTTTCTTGCCTTTTCTGATATAATTAGTTATGGCTTTAGCCATTATGCAGTCATCTGTGTAAACCGCATCATCTTCATAGAGGTTATCATCGTTTGCCTTATCTTTACCCATGGCAACTGGCCTGTTCCTTGAGTCAAAGATAAACGTATAAGACTCATCTACAAAGAATTTGTCGATTATAATAACGTTGTCAAAACGAATATCTTCCTCTAACTCATCTATAATAATTGGTCTAGTAGAGGTGGTTGTATACCATCCTGGAATATCTTCTGCTTCAGGCTTGCTTTTACCCTTCTTTTTCAAGAGTTTTTTAGCGTAGTATAGATTAGGATAGCCATGGTCCTGAATCTTAGATGTTACTGCCAAACCAATATCGTTTGATTCTGGTGCTATCAAAGCATTATTGAATCTTTTACCGGTGTGCATGAGTAGGTTAGCATACTTAGAAGGATTTATTTTCCCCCTGAAATACGCTAACTCTTCCCCATGACGATTCATAACAGAAAATGCAGAATAGTCGTTGGCACGACCTATAGCAACGTCAGCACCGATGAAACATCTTTCACTGGGTTTAGCGAAACGTTTTATGTAGAGTCTACCGTTTTGTTCGATAGAAACGTAATCATCTGGATAAGGTAAGCATTCTTCTATCGCTCGTATGCAGTTCAAATCGAATACTGTAGCCCCAGAAGAAAGGAAGTCACCATCAATCTCCTGTGCAGTTCTTCTTGGTCCAAGAGATTTACTCATAGAGTTATACCACTCATCATCTCGTTCAGGGTGCATTTGCCAATACAACCTTATAGGATTGAAGTAACTATCCCCATTCTTGGCATCAACCCATTGTTTGTGAAAGAAATTTCCAATTCCCATTGGCGTGCTGTTCAAGATAGCCGATCCCCCAGTGTTGTGATTTACAAAGCCATCTGCTGATATATAGCTATGATCTCCCTCTACCTGTATATCATATATGGGTTCTATGGTTTTTTTAACTAATGTTAGTTTAGAAATATACACTCTACCATCCCTTTCTTCAAAAATCCTTTTTACAAACTTACTAGCTTGTAAATTATCTGGATATACCTCATTGGCTATTTCTTTGTATGAATACCCCTGTTTACGCATCTCTAGAATCTTACCTCTTTTAACCAAATCTGGTAACCTATCCCCAGATATGGGGTTTAAATATAATCCAAGATTCTCTTTATACGCTTTTTCTATATTCTCTTTCGGAGTAACATACCTAAGGTTAGTTATATAGTTATGGGATTTATCATTATCTATATGGTCCACTTGATACCCATTAGGTTTTTGTCCTAAAAACGCTTCTGCAACTAATACGTGTACATTTCTTTGAAATAATTTACTTTTCCCTTGGTTTTTACAATCACCAGTTTCTCTTTTTGTACCATCACTTAACCCAACCCTAAAATAACCAAATTTATTTTTCCTTTGAGCTACTTTAGTTAAGTTACCTTTCTTTTTTCTATATACATTACCCAAGTTAGATATATAAAAATCAGGGAAATCTTTTATGGGCTTTATCTCCTCTACTAGGGGTGGTTTAGTTATTGTGTTTACATCTCTAAAATCTTTTATTTTAGTATCAACCCCAACTATATTTAAATCTTCCTCAATTATCTCTCTTACTGTTTTCCACCCACTTGTTGTAAATAACCTATGTGCTGGAGTATATCCACCTATATTACCATGGGTATCTTCTACATACCAAGTTTCAAGATTACCCTTATTTTGAGTATGTGTAATTTTTCTCCAATTACCCTCATGTGTTAGAGTATAAACCTCTTCCGAAGAAATTTCTTTTACACCCCGTTCTTTAGGACATATACTTCCTAGTTCTATTACCTTAGTATATAACCTAAATTTCTCTTTCCCATTAATTTTACCTAATGAGACTTTTTTCTGGTAAAGTATTGGTGTAGAATAAATTGCGCAACTTAAAGTGGGGAATGCTGCTGCCCAAATCCTATCTGCCCATCTAACAATTGCAGCCTCGTCTATCACAAGTAAGGAAACTGCCTCTGAACGACCAGCTTCCTCTGTTGTTGGTACTGAAGTTATAGAAGACCCATTCACAAACTCTAGTACTGTAGCAGTACCGAAAGAATCTCCACGCGTTTGAGTTACAGGTGTTTTCAACCACTTGGGAAGGTTCTTGTACATGTACTTAATCCTTTTCAGAACTCGTTTAGCAACCATATCCTTGATTGAGATAATCTGGACGTTCTTGTTGTCGTTAAACATTGCCAACCATAAGCAAAACAGAGCGATAAGCTCAGTTAAACCTGCCTGACGAAATTTAAGGATTATGTTGAACCTGTAGTTTAGAAAATCCCAAAGAACTGCTCTCTGGTATTCGTAGAGGTTGAATTTCACTTTCCCCCTTACAGGATGGATGATATACACGAAATTTGCAAAGTAAAACGGATTTACTTTGCATTGCCGATACATATCGAATTGTGCTCTATCTAGGGTTACTATCTTTTTCTCCATATCCTAAACTTTAACCCAACCTCTAATCTGGGTCGTTCATCTAATAATAGAACCTCAGAAGCTCTGAAGAACGCATATTTGTTGGATGAAAACTGAAAATCAAGCTGGTATTCTCCAAAAGGCTTTTCACGTAAAAAATCAAAACCAACCGAAAAATAGTGAGAAAGCCTTTGCTCCTGAGGTTTGTATTTTGTTTTCGAATATCCTAACCTTCCTTCTGCCCAATGATAATTGTAATCCTGGTAAAACAGGCTGTAATGTTCCGAGTAAACTGAACCATCAATCCCAAGTAGTGATAGGTTCAATGAATCTCTGAATAAACTCATCTCAACCAGCTTTGGGTTTTGGGGATAGAGTTTTAGGAAATTCTCTGAGATTTGAATCTTTTCCTGAAGTCCCTCAATTACGAAACTGTAATGAAGGCTATCCTGGATAATTCTGAGTTCCAATTCCTTCAACCTGGATGAATCTGTTTGGTAAATCATCACTCTTTCTGGTTTCAGTGTATCTCTGATAACTTGAATCTCGGGATAAGGTTTTGAAATGTAAACAGTATCTGTAACCACCTTGGTATGTGGATTAGGTTTCTCAGGTTTGTTTGACCTGAATCCGAGATAGAAGGTGAGAGATAAAATCCCGATGAGTGATATGATTTTGAGCGTTGTGTTCATCCAGTTGAATTTGTTGGTTTGAGTGAAATAGAACCTTAGAAGTTCATGGGTTGTTAAAATCTGTTAAATTCAGCTATTCGGATGGTCATTTCAATGAACAACGTATCTAACTTATTGGAAATTAAGGAGTTAAGTTCCTTTTTACGGACTTAATCTTTAGATTAAGTTTGTAAAAATTCTCTAATAGGTTATAGGATAGAGAATAAGCTCTAAAAATTAAACCCTAAATTAACCCCCTATAATCCCCCTAATAAAGGTCCCTTAATAAAAAGGGATTAGGATTCTTTAACTACTTGATATTCAATTTCTTATGTTCATAAATCCACTTAAGGGCCCATAACATCCATAACCCTACCTCATAGGGTGGACATTTTGTGGCAGTGGTTCTGCCTTTATTGATCCAATACCCAATGTCCTTGTTCATTCTGCCATAGTAGGCTACTATCCTAAAGTTATCTGGAATTCCCTGAATTCTGGCCAGTTCTCGTGGGCTCATCTGTATACCATCTGGATTGAATTGTCTGTTTGTTTTTCTAGCCACTTGCGGATATTCATTCGGAAGGTTTCTGTATACACCTGGTGCTGTTGTATACTTCCTATTTTTGGCTATAAACCTTTTCTGATTTGGGTCAGAGTCCCAGTATTTTTTGATTCTTTCTAAGGTCATTTTCTTACCAGCATAGATTGTTATTTTTGTGTTTATGTTTTCTGTCACATGACCAAACCTGTAATGGTAGTTTTTGATAGTCAAACCAGAGAGTAATTGTTTGGTAGTTTTTAGCTTATATTTTTTAGGTTTGGTTATATGTTTCCATATTAGCTTATGGTTGACCTTGAAGTCTTTACGTATCCCCATAACTATTAATCGAACTCTACCTATCTGAGAGTTTCCGAAGAATGTGACAGATGTCACTAGAAAGTGTAAATGGTAATCTTTCTTTAACCATCCAATTGACTTAATATAAGGCATAGCTTTTGGAAGATTTTCCATGAAAAAAAT